TTTGACTTTCCTTCATTTACGTTTTTTACGGAATTGATACGTTTTTTACGAAACTGATACGTTTGTCTCCTTCATCAACTCGTTAACTGAAAAAGTAATGTGGTTGCACTCTTGAATTTCTTCTTCTGTTAATTCACTTTTTTCTACTTTAGGAGTAATGTCTTTTTTGTATTTTTTCATTAGTGCGACATCATCATTGTCAATGTCTCCCTCTTTAAGCATTTTCTCTAATGAAGCTGCGTAATCAAGTTTACCATCAGTAAATACTTTATTGTCTGAGTTATTAAACCTATCAGACAATTCATCAACTAAAGATTTTTCATTATTTATTTCATCAAGTATTTCTTGAACATCTTTTATTATTTGAGATTTTTCTTCAAGAGTAAGCACAGCTTGTCTCTTTCCGAACATATCTACTAAGCTTAAATACTTCCCTAAATAAGCATCCGGTATCATTGTTGGATTAATTGCGAACAATCTTTGTAATGGAAGGATTAAACCATCAGCTATACCTAACTTAGTAACGATATTTTTCTTAGCTATTTTTAAATTACTTTTAGCAGTTTCAATTTTATTTACATAATCTGCATCAGCAAATACCTTTGTCATATAGTCAACAAAATTAGACACAGACGCTTCATTAAGCACATTTACTTTACTAAATTTAACAAGTACATTTGCTAATTGAGTAGACGTAATTTTACCTGATTCTTTTAATTCTTTAATATCTTTAGTTAATTGCTGACTTGCTAATTTAAAAGCTTTTACAGCTTCTCTTGCCCCTTTTGCTGTATCTTTAATTTGTTTTATAAGACCTTGTTTTTCAGTCATAGTTATTTTAGTAATATCTTTAACTTTACCAAACAACTTTGCTACTGATGGAGCTGACTTTTCTTTTAAACCAAATCTTTTACGTACATCACGAACCAATAGTTCTTTTTGTACATCTGAGGCACTTTTATATACTTCTGACCTATTCATATAGTTAAGAACATTATCTATCGTCTTACCGTTTGAAATTGCACTGTCTATGATTTTAGATAGCTTGTTATAACCTTTCAGTTCAAGTTCAGATATGCCCTCGCTTTTGTTTTCATTTAATTTAGAAACAATATCTAAGGCTTCAACTATTTGCTCTTCTTTTAATTTATAAGTCTCTGATGCAATTCTAATAGCCTCTTGTAAAGTAATACCGGCATCAACTAAAGCTTTTAATGTTTTGATAACAGCTTTAGCTGTTCCTATAGCCATAACTCTCGTTACGTCATTAAGTTCGTTAGGGTTTATATCCAATGATTTATCCAACCTGTCTAAATAATCAGATACCTTTTTAAGACTTGTTTTGTCCTTGGTATCTAAATTAAGAAGGTCTTTTACTTCGTCAACTTTAGTTTCAGTCTTAGGCTCTAACTTACTCTTAGCTTCTTTTAATTTTTTTTCTAATTCAGCTTTTTTAGCTTCATACTCTGCTTTTAATTCAGCTTTATATCTTGGTATTTTTTGTATTTCGGCATTGATTTCTTGCCTTGTAATAGAACCTCCTGATAATGATTCAAAAAACTCAACAGAAATATCTGAATCTCTTTGCTCATAACTTCTTTTGGTTGTTTCTAAATCTTTTTCTATTTGCTTTACATTACCTTTTTGTAATTTTTTCTTAGTTTCTGCGTCAGTTTTCTCAGAATCTATTTTTTGTTGTTTTAATTTTCTATAATATTCTTCGGCTTCTTTATCAAATCTTGAGAATGTTTTTCCATCAACCTGAGTAAGACCAACATATCCTGTTGCATCATCAACAAGAGTTTTTACTTTATGAATCTCTCCATCACTACCCTTAAATGAAAATTCAACCATTTCTCCTCCAATAGCTTTATTCTCTGAGCGAGTAAGATTGTCAAAATCCTCAACAGGTGTTTGACTTTTTTCTAAATCAGCTTGAGTTTTTTCATCTGCTACTCTTTTTTCTTCAGCTGCAATTTGTTCTCTCTCGACTTTACTTAAAGGCTCTTGAACTGTTTTTAAAGTTCTTTGTTTAGCTTTTCTAACACTTTTACCCTTTCGCTCAGGGGAAGTTGTTCTAACTTCTGTTTCAATTCTGATAGCCTCGTCTGCGGCTGCGTTGGCTTCTTCGATTTGTTGTTCGGTTCCATTTTTTTCAAAGTTTTTAAGTCTTGTTTCGTAAACTATTTGGTCTGCTTGTTGACCTCTAAATGTTCTTTTTTGACCATTCTCGGTATCGAGAGTAACACTATAGTTTCCATCTTTGTCTTTACTAAATGCTGATTCAGGGTCGCTATAGTTATTATTGTACTTCTTTCCGTTTAACTCAATGCTATTATCATCATTAAGTTTTAAGTTTAATTCTTGTTCTTTGCTAATTCCAAATTCTTCTAATGTATTTTCAGATAATTCTTCTACGTTGCCTAAATCAAATAGTTTATCATTGGTTTCAAACACAACTGTCTGACCATCTAAATTTACCTGACCTTTTTCTCCGTTATAATAATAAACACCAACCTCATCTGCTATGGCATCTTTTATAGGCATACTTGGTTCTACTTCTTCTTCCGGTTTCTCAGTAGTGATAGTTTCTTCGGTAACTCCTTCAGGTTTGGCGTTTCTTTCGCCCACTCCTTGCAATTCCAATTCGGGTTGTTCTGCGCGTAACACGCTTTCATCTGTTGTTTGCTCTTGAACGGCATAATCTTTAGTTTTAAGGGTTTCTAATTCAGCTTCTGCTTCTGCTTTTGTTTTATATCCTTTTGTTACTCCTTCTTTATTTGTAATATAAAATGTTCCATTTTTCTCATCAATAACAGGTACTTCTATTGTTTGTGCAGCAACCTCATCTTCTAATTGATTTTCTTGAATATCTTTGATTTTACTTCTCAATAGAGAAGCTTTATCTTTACCTGTTTGTGTTTTATTTCCTTCTAAGGTTTGTAATTCTTTCTCTAATTGAGTAATAGCATTTAGACTTGGTTCATTAAGGTCAGGGTTAGCTTGTCTTACTTGTTGTTTAACTGAATTAGTAACTACCTTATCTTGTATTTTAAACATTCTACCTTCGTAGTCATTTTTTATTACAATTTTTGTAGCATATAATTGCTCAGGAGTCATTGTTCTTGTTAACTCATCAATATCTTCTGCGGTTACTTTTTGACCATTTACTTCGTATGAAGGTTTGGCAAATTTAGCCTGAATGGTTGACCTAACACCACCGGGTAATTCAGCAAGACCTTCAAGTGCTATCTCAGATACATCCATATCTTGACCTGTAACAGCTCTAGCTGAAAATTCTCCCAAAGACCCTCCTGCTGATTCAATAGCAGCTCCTGTTGCGACTGATTTAGTAACAGCTTTTCTTGTAGCAACACCTGTAGCTGATTTTGCGGCTGATTTTGAAAGTATTTTAGCACCTACTCCTGATGCAAGTTTTCCTGTGAGAGCATCTACAGTTCCTATTACTATACCTCTAGCTATAGCTTTATTTCTAATTGATTGTAATTTATTTGGGTCTTCAAGAATAGCTCTTACATTTTCTTTTGTCATTTCTTTTCCTCCCAACTCTTCTGTCAAAAGCTCTCCAAATGTAGCGCCTGTTTCAACTACAGTACTTGCTAAACCAAATGCATAAGGAACAGCTGATGCTGCGCCACTTAAAGCCCCCGCAGCAGCACCTCCTGCTCCAACTACCGCAGTACCTGCTACAGGTACAACTGAACCTGCAACAGCACCTGCTGTTCCTCCTGTAGTAGCTCCAATAGCTGCACCTGTTCCGATAGCCGCAACTCCTGCTTTTAATGCATCGGTATTTGTAGCCATTGAAGTAAGTGAACTTGTTAATACCTCAGGTATAACAGTTGGATTATTGACTAATCCTTTGATAACTCCCCAAAATCCTTTTCCTTCTTCTTCGTAGATTTTATTATATTCATTCATCTCATCAGATGGTTTCATCTGTTGAGCGTTTTTGTTTGCGTCTATAAATTTTTGTAATTGCTCAGGAGTTGCTTTATGACCCTTTAACAATAAGTCGTTAGCCGCTTGAGCTACATCTCCTTGTCTGTATCCTGATGCAACACTACGCGCCATATCATCTACAAAGTCTCCAATTCCTAATGGAACTATATTATCAAATCCTCTTAATACATTTCCAAAACTTCCTGTAAAATAATCTTCTTCTTCATCAATTGGTTGTGTAACCGATGAAGTAGGAACCGATGGCGATACCATAGCTCTTGCCTGAGAGCTTGTAGAAGATTCTGTAGCGTCTTTTTTTTTTACTTTAGGTTGAGTTCCAATACCCATTAATGCTTTATAATCATCAATACTTCTAGTGTATCCTTGACTTGCAAAAGCTTTATAAGAGTCATTAAGCGCTTCAGGATTACTATTTATCAATTTTTTATATTCATCAATACTTTTCGTATATCCTTGTGATACAAATACATTATACGAGTCTTGGATTGCTTCTTCGTTCATATTCTTTTATTTATTATATTTAGACCCAACCCCTTTAGAGTTTGTTGTTGTAGAAGTTGTTTTAGTTTTTGGATTAACAGATTTTAATCTTTTTTCTTCTATAGCTTTTTGTTGTGCTCTAATAAAATCTTCTAATCCCATAGCTATAGTACCTGCTGCCGCAGCACTTCTCTTTGTTTTAACAATATATTTTTTACCTAAAGGAGATGTAATTTCAACTTCATTTCCGGTAATTCCTCCTATGTCTTTTGCTGTGAAATCTTCAGGTAATGCGTTACTGATGTCTGAAACCGCTTCTTGAGATGGTTTTGCCAATACATCAGTAGGCAAAGTAAATTCTTCTATTGTACTTCCTCGCCCGTATGATATAGCATTAAATTTAGCGCCTTTTTCATAAGAACCCTTTTCTAACGATTTACTTACATCTAATTGACCTGCTAATAAAGGACCTACTGAAGCAATAAAATCTTCTTGTGTTTTCGGTCTTCCATCTTTATCTAAAAAGTCAACATATTCTTTAGTTCCATCAGCCAAAAGTACAGTTATTCCTTTAGGCTCTCTTATGATATCTTTAAATAATACCTCTCCTTTATCATTTTTTAATCCCTTAAAATAAGTTATTGATGAACTTACCTGATTGTCATTTCCATACCATAATTTACCAATCATATTAGTGGCTGTATCAGCATCTTTTTCTTCTTTAGGTTTAGGTCTATATTTAGATGCCGCTTTTTCTTTCGCTTCTGCTGTTTCTTGCAATTCACTTTGAGTAGTTGTTTTAACACCTCTTTCTTGGTCCATCTTTCTCAATATGTCTCTCTTAACCCAATCAGAAGCCTCTTTCTTTTGTGCTTCGTAATTCTTACCTGTGGTATCAAGAGTGGTCATTTGGGTATTTGGGTCAACTTTTACAAGTATTTTATTTGGGTCTTTATCTGCTTCATCTTTATCAAATGTAAAAGATTGAGCATTATATTTACCTAAGTTTTCAGTTAATACCGAACTTAAATTATATGGAGATGCAGCAAAAAAACTACCTACTTGGTCGTTAATAGCTATATTCATATCTGATACTATTTTTTGGGTAGTAGGGTCTTTTTTAGTTGCTAAAAAATCAGGACCCATAAGCTCAGTAATAGTACCTGCACCTAATGTAGTAGCAGCATTATACAATACATCTTTACGAGAACCAAAATTAGTCACTGTTTTAGTAGTAGCTGCATCAACATCAAAAGTTGGCACATCGTGAAGAATTTTACCTCTAATTACATTTACAGGCGCTATGTTTTTAGAAAGAACACGAACAGATTTTCCATCTATTATTTTATTTTCCATTAGACCGATTCCAACAGTTCCATCAGCAGGGTTTATAGTTGCTCTTGAATTATTAAAATCTCCATAACCTTCAGACATACTCATATTAAAAATGTTCATCGCTTGTAATTTACCCGACAAAACACCATCCATTTTCTCTTTGTATTTTTGTTGGTATAATTTTTGGATTTCAAACAAACTTTTTGTTCCATCCATATTATTTTGTCTCTTCAAAGTATAGTCTCTCTCTTTTAACATACCTCTTTTAAATAAATCCTCATCAATCTTCATTTGATTAATCATATCGTGAGCATAGTTATTTATAAAGCCATTGGCATCTTGGTTTTCGCCTTGAGGAGCATTCATAATGTTATTCATCTCCTCACGAGTAGCCTGATTGTATGCTTCTTTCTTTTCTTCGCGCACTCGGTTTACTTCTAAAAGCATTCCGCTTGCTTCCCTACCAACTTCAGCCCAATTTATTTGGGCATCTGCGTTTCGTTCAACATATTTATAGTAAGTACCTGCCATAATTTATCTTTTTATTATATTTCCAAAAGCATCATACGTAGGAAACATTTGGGTTGTATTTGGATTAAATGTTCCTCCAAATTTTGGAGCAGCTTGTGGAACAACTCCATTTGCTCCTGTAAATTGAGGTTTAAATCCTAATGGATTAAGAGCTGTATCCATTGGTGTAAAACTAGACCCGCTATATTTAGCCGCAGTTGAACTTACTTGGGTTCCCGGAGAACCTGCTGACGTTCCTCCCGTAGGTGTTGAACTATCTTTAAAATATAAAGGCATCATATTTAATCCTTGTTGAGCTGTAGATACAAGCCCTTGTATCCCTTGAGCTGTAGCTGCTGTAGCTGCTTGTTCAGCATTCTGTGCTGCCATTTGAGCTCCTTCAGCTTCCCCTAAGTCTAACTGAACGCCTAAATCTCTTAATCTACTTTGTTCTGCAATTTGTTGTTTTTGTATGTCTGTCATTTCAGCTCCCATAGCTGTTCTTATACCTGCTTGAGCTTCATTCATAGCCATTTGAACTTTACCTGCTGTAACAGCAGAACCTCTTTCCGACTCTTGACCTGCTTCAATAGCTTGAGCGCCTTGAGCAAGCATAGCCTCTCTTTGAAGTTCATAAGGTTCTTTATTAACCGCTAATTCATCAGTATAATTTATTTGAAGTTTTTTACGCGCTTCAGCCATTGCCGCTGCTGCCGCTGCTTCTGCTGCTCTTTGTTTGCTTTTTTGTTCTCCGGCTTGAACAAAAGACATCGCTGTTGTACCTGCCGAAAGGGCTAATCCCCCTATCGCTACTGCTGTTGCTACTCCCATATTATAATATTTTTATCATTTCACTTGTATATCCTTCCCCTTTAGACCAACCAAGGTTTTCATAGGTTTGGATTAAACTTCTATTTTTAATTAAAGCATATCCGTATTTGCTTCCTGTATTTTTACAAATATTTGTAAGAGACTCTATTAATAACTTAATTGCTTCTCTCCTTTTATCTTTTATTCTATACTCTTTGTTTGATATAATCCAATCTACCCAAGCTACTTTTGAATTTGTTACATATATAAAACCTGCACAAATTGGTATATCTCCATCGTAAATTATAATACCACCCTTGCCATCATCAGGTAAAAAATCTTTTGCAGGTGGCTCCCAATTCCATTGTTTCCACCATCCTACAAGAATTTCATCGTAATCTGTATCGTAAAGATGTCTAAGTTCTAATTCCATATTGATACAAAGATATTAAATTTAAGGGAAACTTTTCATTACATTAGCTTCAACTGCAAATAGTTCAATTTTATTATTAAAACTATTCTGAAGTGTAAATGTACAATAGTGCCCTAAAACTCCGTGAGATTCAGCTACAGAATTTTTAACGTATAAGAAATATGCATTCTGTGTAGTTATTGGAACCGTTACAGCTCCCGGAACTACGGTGGTAATTGTGATTTGATTTAAGTTATTTGGATAATCAACTGTAATTGCTGTTACTTTCCCCGCAAGTAAAGGCGTGGTCAAAGGAGGGTCAAAGAAATAAACTAAATCTCCAATACTAATTATGTTTCCTATAGATATTAATGGATTGATAGAGAATTTAATTACAGTACCTCCTGTAACTTGAAAACTTCTACCTATACCATTCAAACTTCTAAGAGCAAATTCTCCTATTGAATTATTTCTAACATAAGCAAAGTAAGACGCTTCTTTTTTCTCAAACCAAGATTGGTCTATAAATCCTGATATTTGTAAATCAGTTTGTAAAGTAGCACCCCAAGGAGCATCTCCTTCTATGTTAATGGTTTTAAATAATTTATTTTCAAGAGCAGCGTTATTAAATACACTTGTTATTGATGTTGGTGTAAACGCACTTGCAGGTTGACCCAATTTAGTCCACCAAGGTTGATAGAATGTATTACGTGAAGCATTTACATTGTGCTTATAAAGATTCCCACCTTTGAATGTGTAGAAATAATTGTTCATTCCAATCATCCAATCAGGATAATAAGAATAGAAAGACACCCAACCGGCAACTCCTTCGCTATATGATAAAGTATAATTCATAATTATATACAGTTTGTTATTGCTACTATTACTCCGTTATCTACCTCTATTACTTTGTTCGGCACTGCTACATTATTTGTCAAATAAAAACCATCAGATAAAGGAAATTGTCCATTTTCATCTAAAAATACATAATCATAAAGCCCAACAAAAGCATCTACTGCTGTATGAACTTTTGCAAAGTATAAAGGTGTTCCAAAATCTATCAATGTAGAACAAGGAACAGAACTTGTTGGCTGAACAAGTGATGCAAAAAAACTTGGCAATGATATAGGACAATCTGCTGTAAATGACCAACCTGTTCCTGCACAAGGACCTATTATTTCGATTAACAAGGCACTTGGTGTTGCTGTAGGCTTTGGTATTACCATTATACAATCACCCATTGTTCCTGATAATATAAAAAAATCAGCATTTGGAGCCGGAGATATTGTATCTACTTGTGTCGTTCCTGTATTATTGAATGTAGATGTTGCAGGATTGTATAGAAACACAGTATTTGTTTGTATCTCACCTGATGGAAACCAAGATGTACAAGCACCTGTAGCACCTGAACTTCCTATAATAGTAAAATGCCCCGGATTAGGACTCTGAAGAGCACCAAACGAAGGAGAAGATAATTTATTATATACTACTCCATCGTAAGTAACTCTGATACCATCGGGTACAGATTGTGGATTAAACATAATAATAATTGCTCCTGTTTCCGTACTTCCTACATCTAAATTTACTTGATAAACTCCCTGACCTCCTGAGCCTCCTATTGAAGTTCCACAAGGCGCAGGACAAGGAGAAACACAAGGTTCAGAAGTTAAAAGCACTCCCGAAGATTGTTCTCTTGTTATTGTTCCATCTCCATAGAATCCATCAGGAGCTATGTTAGTTAAACTAAGGTTTAAATATACCGCTGTAGCTGTAGCTAAATCAGCGGAATCTAAAAAAAATGGTGCATTTATTGCCATATTATTTAATTAAATTATGTTATACAATCGCATTGAATGTAAGTAATAGTTATACTCGTATCAGCAAAAGGTGCTCCAATAGAACAATATACTACATCTACTGCTGAAGCTAATAATGGTAAACTCGAAAGTATTCCTTGTTCATTGTAGAAATAAAGTGTAGTATCAAACGCCTCATTATTTGTTACTTGGTAGTAATTATAAGGAGTTGTACACGTTAAATCACAACTACAGCAAACGTCAACAGCACTCGTTCCAAAACATAAAGATACTTCAACTCCGCAAGAATTACAAGGTTGTTGAGGAAGTAAAACTCCGCCTACCAATTGTCTAACAAATCCTCCTGTTGAGTAAAATCCGTTTGGTGCAAAAATAGTCATATTTATATCTGTAAATATAGAAGTAGCTGTAGTAAACGATGCATTAAGGTAATAATTACCCAAAGTACAATCACAACAAGAATCGTTAAGACTTGTTCCAAAACATAACTCAGCAGGTATAGCATCTCTTAAATCCCAAATTAAATAAAGATATTGTCCATTTGAACTTGCAGGAACTATAAAATCTGCATAATATAATGGAGCTGAACCTGCATTAGGCGTAGCTACTGTAGATGCTATTAATAAAGCATTCATATCTACATTATTATTATTATACAATATATAACTTCTTAAATATCTGAACTTATCTTGAGCTATATCAAAAACATAATTATCAGGTACAATTTGATTTGTGGCTAACCTCATAGTACTTCCTTCAGGAGGGAATCCGCCTGAACCTACAAAACCTGAAACTGTATTATATCTTGAGATAAGAGGACTTCCTGTTCCGCTTGAGAATAAAACTAAATTCTGAAGAAGAGGTCCTATGAAAGCTCCATCTGTATATCTATATTGAGTATGAATAGTACTACCTGATTCTGAATCATTTGTTACTACAACTTCAATTATGGTCATTGGTTCTGCCTGACAACAATCAGCAAGTATATCTACAACCATATCTCCTGTGTAGGTTAAAGTGATTTCTGCTGTCTCAACAAGAATATTGTTTTTATCAAAAAATAAACTTCCATCTACATTTGTAAAACCTGAGGTATAAAAATCTCCATTGTAGTTTACACTTACATTTAAAGTAGCACCTGATTCTATATTTACAAAAGCCCAAGTTATCTCGCTTATTCCTACTAATGGACCCAAATCAACACAATACGTGAATGTTTTTGATGTCTCAGGAGGAGCTACAGATAATGTGAATGTTTGACTGATTCCGCAATTCAAGCATTGAGGATTTGAAGGTAATTGTTGGTCGTTCATAGCCAATACATACTCATTCATATAAGGGTCAAAACCTCCAAGTTTTTGATAACTAAATGATGAGTTGAATTTATCTCTAAACCAAGTTCTCATATTTTGTTCTGAAATCACAACTAATTGTTCGCTTTGAGCAGAATCTCCCTTTAGTTGAATAACAGCTCCACGTTTTGCATCTGCAAAAAATCTATCGTAACCCCACTGAACATAACTTTCAGGATTGAAACTAATACCATACTTTTCGGTACGGGCTATTTGCGTTCCTAAGACTTCAGGAGTAGCTGTAATTATCCCTCCGGCACTTGCATCAGATAATAAATTTTTCTCTGCTAAAACGTAAGATATTTTATCCTCTTGTAAAGTAAGAACATCTGTGTTTCTTCCATCTAATAGTTGTATCTCTCCAAATGATGACTCGCAATGTTTAAAATTAGATAAACCTGAGTTGAACTCATTTAGTTTATTTATGTTTGACTCTCCATTAAAAATACCACTATAAGTAATATCAGAAAATCTATCGGCAGCTTTGTAGTCTTGAGCAGCAACCGTAGTTACTCTTTCTCCAAAACTAAAAGACCTTCCTAAAATAGAATCACGTATCTTATAACTTTCAGCTCCATTTCCAAAAGAATAGCAATTAAAAAACTCAGTATCGACTATAGCTGATGTTCCTGTTGAAATATCTTGGTCTTGAATATTACCTGCGTGGTTTCCATCTATATCAATAGAAAATGATAGTTCGTTCTCAAAAAATACATCAGGCAAAGCATCAGAAGGTTCTGTTTCAAAAATTAATGTATTTTCTGAACGAAACACTTCAATGTTTGCTGTTATATAAATTCTACGTGAATACTTATAATTACTACCTGTACAACTATTTGTACTACTCCAACTAATAGTAAGTTGATTTGTTGTTGGGTTTCTGTAAAACTGCCAAAAATTTATCTCTGTATCGTAAGCAGTTAATTGAGAACCTAATCCCGGAACAAACTGATTAACTTCTCCATCTCCTTTATCAATACCCGAATTAATTGTAAGTTCAATATTATCTCCAATAAACCACTCATACATATTGTCATAATCTTGCGTAGAAGTGTATACTTTTTCTAATGTGTAACCTCTTGGCTCGCAACGACCTCCAACACCTGCTCTATTCCAATCTACATACCAATTGATTTTACTTCCGGCAGGTATATTGTAATCAATATACATACCCGGATTTGCAGGGTCTTCAATATTCATATCGTAAGACATTATAGTGTGATTTCCTCCACTTGCCCATTGTTGTTTTTGACCCGGAGCTATTATAGCATTTTCAGTTTGTACTAAATTAAAACTATTAGGATTCAACTTTATATATAAACCTGCCGGAATATTAATGAATACGGTTGGGTCAGCTTCAGTTGGTATTTCAAGAAATCCTGTTGCTTGAGCAGTTTTTTCAAGAACAGTAGTATAAGTACAATTAAGTGTAGGTCCTTGAGTATCTGCTTTTACAATCAACCTATCCCCATCTTCAACTTTTCTCATATTTTCTCCTTCAAGTAAAATCCAAGCTTCATTTGTTTCAGGATTAATAAAAAATAAATTGCTATAAATTGTTTCATACCTTTCAGCATCAGGTTTAATTACAAACTTGTATCGTGTAGCCCATTTTGGTGCTCTTTGAGTAGCAGGTATTATAACTTGAATACTATTTTTATTTGGAGCATATCCACAAGGAACAAACTCTGCATTATTGGTACTAACTAAAGCAGGTGTAGCTCTATTAAACTCATCCATATATACTATTCCGACTTCATAGCCTCTATTACTATGCAAACTTCTAGGATTTGCAATTTCTTGAAAAATTGCTCTTGCAAAAGTTACTTGATAATACTCATACGCTCTCTTAGTTGTAACAACTATATCATCAACATATTCCATAGCAAGAAACTGAAATCCAATCACAGTACTTGCAGGAGATGTTATTATTTTTATTGGTTGTAATGTGCTTGTAAGAGTATTTATTCCACTTGCTTTTTTTATAAAAGTATTAGGTGAAAGACCTAAATTATTAGGTAATGCACAATTAAATGAATCTGTAAATGTAGTACCATTACAAGATGTATCTTGACCTATTATAGAAGTTGATACAGGAAGTATGTTTAAAGCAGTACCAACTGCATTTTGAAATTGAGGACTTGTTGCTAATTCATATACGGAATTGTAATTTTGAGTTAACAAGAAACTAAAAACAAGTTCTATTCCATCTGTTATCTCATCAGGAAAAGGCGTATATCCTGTCCATTGCTTATGAGCTATAGTAACATCTAAAGATATTGCTGAGCCTTCAACTAATGGAGATGTTCCTAAATCAAAGGTTACAACGCAATCATTAATTGTTAATCCTGTAGATGCAGGGTCTATATTATAAATTCCATTTTGTAGTCCATCGGGTAGTTCAGAATTTCCAATTACCTCAGTAATTAAATTAGTAGAATATTCAATTTTAGTTGGTTGTCCATTTTTATCAATCAAGTCATATCCTTCTATGTAATTTCCATACATAAGTCTATTACCCATAATCGTTTGAGCTTTAGCGTATCGTGGAACATTATCATATAGCCTTAAAATTTCAGCTTGATTTAGTACGGTAAATATTTTACTGTTATTAAATGAATATTGATAAACTTGATTGTCTGCATATCCTGCTTCAGCTTTGTCAAATTGCTGAATAATTTTTATTATATTATTTTCTGATTGCTTAAACAATAAGTCGATACCAACAACAAGAGGTCCTCCTGAATTGAAATTTATAATTGCTGTATTGCAAAAGTTAGTCATACCTTCATTCAGCATACTATTTACACTGAATTGAAATTGATTAGGAACAAATGCAGGTGCAGACCATTGGGATGTAGCAGAATACTCTCCATCTATATATTTATATCTATAGGCAAAACAAATAAATCTTGTCTCTAAAAAATTTTGTTGACCACTTGTGGTTATAGACTGTATAGATGGAGATTCTGTTGGCGGTTTCTTTATAACAAGAATAGCCTCAGGATTTAGAACATCAAGATTAGCAACCGGATTAGGGTAGTTTCTATTTATATTTATAAAACGTGGTGCATTGTAGTCATCTGTCCAAAATAAAAGATTATCAATCAAGTTAATACCTGTGATAAGATATGTTTTATTAAAATTAAGAACCGTACTTACATTGCTACCATCATTTATACTAACGATATGATATGTTAGTATATTTGTCAATACATTATAAGATACAACTAAATCAAGTTTTTGAGTCAAGTTTGGTCCTGATGCTGTAGTTGTAAATGCAGGGTCGTGAACGAACCAAAATATAGTTTCTTTTGCACTATCTTCAACAGCACCAATACATCGTGCCTGAGTACTTAATTGAGTTCCATCAATATAGGTCAATGTCGTTAAGTTTAAGTTACCCATTGTATTGGTAATAACTCCAACTTCCGACATTTCTGTTGACCCCATTCTAACATTCATAGCATCAACATACTCACTCTCAGGAAGAACTCTTTGGTCAACGACCTTGTTCATCCTTCCTGCTAAAAAATTTCTTGTGAAATTTGCCATATTATTTGATTATCTTATCCATTCCTCTTAAATTCATTAAGAGTCTTCCCGGATGAATGTTACTTATTCTAATTTTTGCATTTCTTAACAAAGCAGTTCTATCTTTTCTTGCTCGTGCTACTACATATTCTTGAACATTAAACTTAGAGTTTAATATTTCATACTTTATAGCAGCATAAATGTATTGCTCAAATAATTTATTTACTGTGATTAAAGAGTTATCCCCTCCTTCCATACCATCAGATACATATTCAAGAATGCAAAGTTCTCCTGCCATACTTGAGTCAAAATTTATAACCCCTGCTTTTTTATCAATATTAAAAGTAGGATTAAAATTTGCAGTCTCAGTATTTAATCCAAATGGAGTACTAATTCCATAATCAAAATACCACATTCCATCCATAAACCACCCTTCTTGTCCGTGAAATTGATTACCTTGATTCAAGTAAATACTTTTTTTCAGTTTCATTAATCTATCGTAATCAATATCTGAATATTGTGGTCTAAGTACATTACCAAGTTGGTCAAATAAAATATTACCTTGTTGGTCTTGCAAGTAAGCATTTGAAGACAAAGTCTGAATGTTTTCAGTCAATGGTCTTAACCAACCATCTTTGTATAAAGAAATACGAACCCAATTCACATAGTCCGATGGAAACACATATCTTAGCGAATCTGCCACGCTTAACTCCAATACCTTGATTTCCTTGAACGCATCATAATTAAGCTCTTGTATGGCTCTTTTTGCGTGAAAGATTATTTTATACCTTTCTTCATTATTTACTAATGAATGGTTTCCTGAATACATCAATAAAAAATTATTGACTACATCATCTAAACTAACATATTGGTAAGAACCCCAATTTGCATCTTGAGGTGTATTGCCATTATTGTCGTAATATTCATATTGCGATATATATGCCATTTCTTGTTATTTTTATTGTTGATTTATTTGTTGTTCTTGAACCATACCAAATTGAGCAACTTCAGTTTCACGAATTGAAATACCACAATATTGAAGTATCTTCATTATTAATATATAATTATCTGAAAAAGGAAGTTCAAAGTCTTGGTAATCGGGTTGTGTTTGGTCAAAAGCCGGTTCGCCACTTACCAAAGTAATATAAGTCCATTTTGGAACTTTAGGGTATCTAAAATAAACACATTCAACTTTTCCTTTAGCATCTATTGTATCAGGGAATAAATTAATTACTTCTCCCTCAAGAGTATATGATGGATAAAATTCAGTTGGACTTGTTAGGCTCGATGCGTTAAGCATTGTTATTTTTCCAACACTAACCTTATCCGCTTCTTTTACTGCTTTTGAGTAAATATTATAGACCTGACCTACTGCTGTAAAAAGATTTCCACTTAATACCAATGTAGTATTTGAAAATACATTTGTGATTGTAGCAACAGCACTTGAGTTACCATTAACAACAACATCTCCTACAGACAAACCATCGGATAAAAAAGTTGCAGCAGAATTTACAAGTAAGTTTGAAGATACTCCTGTAGTAGTTCCTGATGTCAATTTTTTTGTATGACAAAGCATTTTAAGAATATAATAATCATCATCTCCTGTTGTAGTAAGAGATGGTGCTGAGTATTTATTTGAGCCTAAATGTGATAAATAATTTGTAACTAAAAAACCTTCGATAGTTTCAGCTATAGGACCTTCAACTTCAGCATAATCACTTCCGGCAGTACGTGCATTTTCAGCATTTATAGCCTTGTTATAATTTTTGAAGTAATCTTCAAATATCTCCATCTGTGCATTTTCAGCAAATAAATTGAAGTCTGATGGAGAAATATACCCATAATTATTTTTATTTAATACGGATAGTACTGTATTTCTAACTTCGTTTATCATTTTTTAAATCTTTTTACAAATATACATAAAAAAAGCACAGAAATAAATCTGTGCTAATTTTCGACCAAGGACACCTCAATCCGGTTGTGTTATTGTGGCAAATTAGCCTCTAACATTTTAAGAGCATCAATCCCATCATCACTTGACAAGAAGTAAGCTACCATATCATAAGGGTCTTCTCCGTATGGTACTGACAACATTTTTTTCTTGTTCGTTGGTGTGTTGAACCAAACCTCTTTATCTCCATTGCGTAATGCTAATAACTTCTCTTCAAAGAATAAACGAACCTTAGCTTGAAACTGTAGTTCAGGGTCATTCAATGTAGCCAAGAATCCTCTTGGGTCATTTTTAGCAAACACTAAAATATCTCGTTTTAATTCTGCTGTTGAGATTGTTGAAGGGTCTTTGCCAAACATAACTCTTGTTAGAGTTTCAATTTGCTCAAGAGAAAGTTTTCTTGCTTCAACTAAAGCATCAATCTCTAAATCTAAATCTTCTACTTCAGAAGCAGCATCTTTTTCATCATCTACTTCAACGAATATTCTTCCGTTTAAAGGATGATAGTGCAAGAACTCTTGCAATACAGGATTTGTTCTTGAAACAGATAAAAATCCATCTTCAAAAATAACAGGTTCAAGAATTGCGTTACCATCTTGCTCATCCTCGAAAGGAGACTTCTGATTAACTGCATATCTTAAAGCTCTGTTTTGATTCTTTTTTTCATCAAACCACATTAGTGGGAATCTTGGATGATTTCTTGATGCTAAACTATAGGAAAGTGGATTACCTATTGTCAATTTGTAAACTTTGTTTACTGAAACTGTTGTTGCCATTTTTAATATTGATTTAATTTAATTTAATTTTTTCTACTTTTTAAAAAGGTATGAGCCTCAGATTACGACTAATTAAAGAGACTAAACAAAAAGAGAAGTTTCTCCTTCCTTGCCCTTCGACAATTCTTAGCTCCGTTTACTCAAATAGCTTTTATAAGCGGCTCATTCCTAATTAGGAACTTTATAACTACCCTCTTAAAGAGAAAGAAAATCTCCCGCAAAGCGGTAGAAATCCATCCTCAAAGGATAGTATTTAAAGTTCTTTACTATATACTATCCGAAACGGAATAATACGAAGTTGTTCGCACCTAAAGTACATACACATCTTTCAGACAAGAAGTTAACCTCCATTGCATCTAAGTCAGATGTTTGAGCACCACCGGCAGAACCTGTAATCCACGTTTTGTATCTACGGTCTTCAGCTTCTGAAGCACGGTATCTAACGTGTAAGAAAGGTCTCTTAGCGTTTTTACCCATAATTTGGTCGTACACTGAAGTAGAACCGGCAGGAACCATAAGACCTGTGATTGTACCTGTTGCTGTAGCAGCAGCATTGTTCAATCCACCTCTCATAGTTGGGTCGTTTAGGTATTTCCAATCAGACTTGTAGAAATCATAACCTCTACGGAATCCTGTGAAACCTAAGTTCAAAGCCATATCAACGTCATTGTCGAATAAACCGTAAGATGCAGCACCGGCAGCATTTACTCCGTTATATCCGTTTAATGTTGCCAACATATTGTCGATGTCAAAAGACAATCCACGATTAACGAAAATTACGTTTTCTTCGATAGCACCTTGCTTGTCCAAACGAGAAACAATTGTATCCCACTCAGTCAAAGAAGTTGGAGAACCACCGCCCCATACGTTACCTCTATTGTTTACAACATAGAAGATACCTTCAGACCCCATCATACCTGCTGTTTTAGCACCCGAACCGGTAGCGGCAGGAACTGCTTCAATCATTGCAGTTTCGATGTAGTCTTCAAAACGTAAACGAGTTTCGTGTTCTGATTTCAAATACCACAGATAACCTGTAGCACCATTTTCAGTAGTAACTTCAACCCATCCGATTTGAGCCATATCAGAACCATTAACCGCATATTTATCTTTTAAGATAATAGGGTTGTTGCTGTAGATATCATCTTCTGACTCTAATGAACCAATCATTCCATTAGTTCCTTTTTTGAACTCAGAACCATAGATAAATACAGTACAAACTGTAGATACAGCAAATGCTTGTCCTGTAGCCTCATAGTAAGCTACTGTAAAAGTAGTTGCAGAAGGAACAGCAGTTACGATTGCTTTGTTGAATACACCTGTAGTGTTGTTCTGAATCATAACTGTTTGACCAATTCTAATTGCGATGTAAGTAACACCTGAATCAGCTACTGTGAAAGTTGCTGTGTTAGCGTTAATTGCTGCCGCAGAAGTAATGTTGGTGTATTTAATGTGAAGACGACCTTGTTCTGCCCATTTGATTTGGTCAGAGTTTGAAGGCATCTCAGCACCTACCATTCTCAAGAATGATGCGATGGTTCTATTACCATAACGCTCAAATTCTTTTTCGTAAGTATCAGGAAGATACTGATTCAAGAAGTTGAAGTTAGTAATATAATTTGTCTGCAATGCTACTTGCTCAGCACTTGGCTGTAATGCAAAAGTAGGATTTGATAATAATGTACCTGCCATTTTGATTAATTTTTAAAATTTATATTCTTTTTATACTACGGATTTTTAGGCTCTTACCCGAATCAGGATTTACCGCTTTTACCTGCATTCCTTCCGTTGATTTTGTAATTTCAGGTGCTCTATTAGCAGACATTTGAATATTTTTAATGCCTTTCATAGTACCATCAATTGCATCTGCTTGTCCTTGTTCGTAAAAGAACTTTGCAAATTTCTCAGGATTCATAGCAACAGCTAATGACCTATGATAACCTACCGCATCCTTAACTAAGCCTTGCTCATCTAAAAACTTATTAATAAAGTTTGCAGGTGTAGCTTGTGCTTTTTTAAGCTCATTGGCATCTCCGGGATTGAAAGTGATTCGATTATCATTAACATTGAACTCAAAACCTTTGAACTCTCCATTAAATACCTCATCTGTTTTTTGGTTAAACCAATTACGTTTTCTTTCGTTCTCCTCTTCAATAGTCTTAGCTTGTTGGGTATATTGCTTATAGCTTTCGTAGATTTCTCTTTCCTCATCAGAAATAAGCGGAACACTTGACTCAAGTGGCACTTTGTATTTTTCTTTTTGAGAATTAAAAAATTTCTTTGCTTCAGCAACAGCCTTTTTTGTTGCAATCTTAACTCTTTTTATATGTGATTCATCATCAATGTCTTCGTCATAACGATAATCATCCATTAAAGAGTCAATATCATCAGCATCAAGTCCTTCTTGAGTTGCTGATAAATATTGTTCAAGTAAACTTTCCGAGTCCATTGAGTCAAAATCTTTTTTAAGACTTAAAAAATCCTCAAATCCTCTTCCTGTTTCTTTTTTGTATTTCATATAAGCAGCAACATCTTCAGGTAAAGCCTCGGCTTCTTCCCTTTGAGCTGTTAATTCATCTAATGAATTAATCTGCTTATTGTATCTTTTCCCAATATATGAAAGAACTTGTTCTTCGTTTAATTCAACTTCTTGCTCTTGCAGTTGCTCTTGCTCTTGCAGTTGCTCTTGCAGTTGCTCTTGACCGGGTACATTAACATTCTGAAATTGTTGCTCGTGTTGTTCAAGTAATTCTTGTTCAACTTGAGCCGTACCTTTTTCTTCTATACCATCTAATAACCTTACTTTCATTTCCATTTGATTTGATTTTAATTTGATTTAATTTTTTACAAAGCTATACAATTTTTTTGATATTTTAACGAGGTTCAAATTCTGCTAAATCAAACCCATCTAAACTATCTTCATTTGATTCAAAATTCAATGGAGGTAAATTATTTTTACGTTGGTCTATCAATTTAGATTGTTCTGTATTTTGTTGACTAATACGTTTAGCTTTAGCATCTTCACGAGATTTCTCACGACCATTTAATGTTTCCATTTCCATATCGTGAAGTTTTTGATTATACATAAACTCTTCTGCCATTAAATGAGATTTTAATTCAGCTTCAACTTGAACTTTTCTAATGCTAAACTCAGCTTCCATCTGCATTAACTGACCTTTAGTCTGAACTTCTGTCTGCATCTTCTGTATAGCCATTTGACCTGCCATTTCTTGAGACTTCAATTGTTGTTGAGCCTGCATCGCTTGTTGCTGCATTTTCATTTGTTCTTCACGTTCTTGTTTCTTAATTCGCTTCATTTTTAATAATTGATTAGCAAGTTTAAGATTTTTAATCTCACGAATATCAATAGCATCTTCAAGATTAATATCTCCTTTTTGTAGAGCCATTTGAACATTAGCTTCAAGCTGTGCTTTTTGTTCTTCATCAGGTGCAACCTCAATAAAGATACCAAAATCATAAATGTAAAGGTCTGCTATATCTCCTAAAATAGATACATTATATCTGCCAATTTGATTAATAAACTCATCTTTAAAATCAGAATATTCTAAAATATCTCCAATTCTATAAGTCAACGCTTCTGCCATTGAACGGTAAATAAACAATCCGCCTTCAAGTATATGCCGAGTAGCTGTATTTGAATTTAAAGCTGCTAATTTTTGTAAACCAACTAAAGAATTAGGGTCAGGAGTAGAGCCATCTCGCGCTTCATTAAGTCCGGTTACAGTTCTAATCATATCCATATAGTGATTATAGTTAGTGATAAGCATTTGAGTTTTACCTACACCTGTATTTGCGTTTAATTGAGTAATAGGAACTTTAGCGTTGTTAAAGTCTCCATCTTGAGTAAAACTTCTACCAATTACCGAACCTGTTTGGAAGTAAAGTCTTAAAGCGTCTTCAGGATTATAAGCAGCTCCATTTCCTAAATCAACTTCATTAAGACCATCTGCATCAATAAATACACCATCAGGTACAACACGATTAATTACTTGTTGTAATTTTAAATGAGTGATTTGAATAAGGTCAGCAAATGGTATCATTCTACGAACCAAAGATTCTATAGCTCCTTTGTACATTCTTGGCGCACAAGCTACATAATTAGGTAGCGCGTGTTGCGATGCTGATTTAGGTCTTACCATATTCTCAGACAACTTCCATTGTAACAAAATATTAGTTCCCATTACCATAATACCTTCATACCACACATCAATAGTTTTTTCTATTTTTTCAAAATTTCCTTCTTCCATCATTTCTTGTGGAGGATTGAAAGTATCATCTTTAGGTATAACTCGTGAACCGCCATTCTCAAGAATTTTTTTCTTAAAAACTATTTTCTTTGTGGTTTTATAATTAAAGTACATCAATGTACAAGTATCTCTTGAGAATACACTATTCTCATAGAACTGAGCTACATTAAAATAATCATACCAACCTTGGCTGTATTGAGTTATTTCTTGTAAATCTTCTTTGGTAAGACTTTGGTCAATTTTCATTAACTCGCTAATAGGAAGAGTTTTAATTTCTCCCCAATAAAAACAATCTTTAAAATGAGGGTCTTCAGTATAACTATAAACAACATTTGCAGGGTCAACATAAGATATTTTAACTCCTGTTCCTTGTAGAAATTCGTGTTTAGCAATGGATATACCAAGTACTGTAGCATCATAATCTAATCTCCAACGAATATCGTTATAATGATTTTCGTCAAATATAGTATTAATAGCTTCTTCTTCTGCAATCTCAATTGCAGGTTTGTAATGAAGTTGCATAAATAAAGAAAGCTCTTCATCTGTTTCAGGAAGTTTCTCAGGGTCCATTGTAAATGCATCGAATCCTGTGCTTTCTTTTATTTGACTTAAAACAGGTTTAGCAATCATTTGCCCCTCAATCATATCTTGATACTTGCTTCTTTTAGATTGAGACATAGCATCTTGTGCATACACCTTTACCTTGAATAGCCTGTCTGACATTCCATTAACAACAATGTCAACAAATTTAGGAATAACAGGAACAGGGGTCCAATCTAAGTTTAAATAAGATAAATCGCCATCAATAGCTAATTCATTTTTATATTTTGCAATTGATTGTTCTCCTCTTGCATATAACCTTAGTCTATGAAATTCTCTCCATTGACCATAATATCTGCAATTATTTCCATCCTTTCTGAACCATTCATACTGAATAGCTTGACCAACTTGTAGTCCAAATTGTTGGGATGCTTTCTCCTTATCAGTAGCTAACTGACTTGGAAAGGCTGACGATGTAATATCTATTGTTACGTTTTTCATTTGATTAATTGACTTATTGAACCATCATTAGAATACCTTGCGAAGTTAATACTTATTTTTGAATCTTTTTTCTCCGGAATATATAAATGCTTTTGATTAGCCATAATAGCCAATCCCGAACTTATAGACGCATCAAATTTGGTTCTATCGTTTATATCAAACTTTGCCCAATCTTCTAATGTTCGTGTAAAAGGCATAGTTCCCATATCTCCTCCATCTCTGTAATCTCCTGTGAAATCTATACCAATATGTTTTTCAATATAAGACTCGATGGCTGATGCGTGAGACTGCTTAACATCCTCTGATGAATTAGGTATTCCTCCAAGCTCACGTTCTGTGGCTGAGAGTTTATTGTATTGTTTATCAGGTCTATTTAAACTGTAATGTCTATATCCTCTGTTTTTAAAGTGATATAAAAGCCTTGGCTTGTTATTCTCTATAAGTATAGGCATACCATAGAACACACACGCCATCAATACTTCTTCAAAAAATATCTCCGCAGTCTGAGGTCTTGCTATGTACTCAAGGAAAAACTCATTACTCGGAGCTTCATCCATATTAAACTTTGTTAATCCGTGAAGCGAACCATTAGAGCCTCTTCCTCCAACAACTGCGGATATGTCATAAGGGTCGCAACCAAATGTACCTATATGCTCATTACCGGGATATTTCATTCCGTTTCTAATGTGAACATTGTTTTGAAGATGTTTTGCCGGTGTCCAACTGACTAAAAACCTACCTCTTGAGTCAGGAGTGAAGATAACTTTCGTATCTTTTATACCATCCTGCCAATGAAAAGAACCTCTTGTCAAAAAGTGTTCTTTTATCAAACTATCATTATAGTCAATCTGTTGGTATATTTTTGTAAGGTTAAACAAAGACTGTTTGCTCTCATCTCTAAATGCGTGAGATTCAGTCCTTGGAAACTGACGATAAAATTCATTTAATGCGTCAGAATCATTTTTAAGTGAATCAACTTCATTCTCCCAATAGTCAATAGCACCCATACTAATTATTCCTCCATCAACTCCTGTAATTGGAACTTCAGGAGTCCTAAATACAGGCATACCATATACATCTATAAAACCTTCCATATTCCATTCCATAGGAATAAACAAGCCATACAATCCACTTTTTGTTTGACCATTAGCGTTACGAGTTGTAACCACTGAGTCTTCAAACATATCTTTATAATTCTGACCCCCTTTTGATAATGCATTTGAGGTTGACCCCATCATACATTTGCCAATAATTTTAGAACCTAATCTTAAACAAGTTTTAGTTACTCGCCAATTCTCTTTTATATTTTGAGGCTTAGTCCATTTAGCACTTTCATCGTGAGCTAATAACAGTAATTTTTCCCCATCATAAGAGTTGTCATCTGTGTTTTTCCAATCTATTGATGTATCTAATCCTTCTATGATTTCATTTTCGGTGTCATACATATTTTTCTTTGTAATCTTAGATGCCGGCACACGGAAAGACAATTCAGTTTTTGGCTTATCCATACCATCCATAATAGGTTTGAAGAAAAATGGAAGTCTGCTATTAATCGGAACTACTTTATCAGTAAACATTTTCTTAGCATCAGCTCCTGTTTTTGATAAGATACCAACTCTCGCATCACGCGCAAGGGTCCCTACATTCACACACTCAGATGAAGACATAAAAGAAAACCCTGAACGTCTAATCTTTAAGTACATCATACCAAAACTTCTTTGGTCAGCCCTACAAGCCTCCCAAAAAATCCAAAATATTCTATTTGCTTCTCTAAAATCAGGATACCCAATATCAATACTTGCCCACTGAAGATACATATAGTGAGAACCTGTTATGTATGTAGGAACTCCATTATTCATAAACCATACTCCATTTTCTCTACAATCAAATTCATTCTCAATATAATCAACCCATTTGTTTTTAAATTCAGATGGCATTTCATTCCATTGGAATATTGATTGTATTCTTGAAAGTTGTTTCGGAAGGGGCTCTCTTTCCCAATGTTGCTCAGATTTTGTAGTACTTCTTTTTATGCAATCCTTTGGAGTTGGAGGCAGTGCAATATAAAGACCTGATATGTTTATAATATCTCCTATTTGTCCTGTTTTAGATATTACAACAACATCGTATTGGTCGTTATAGCCATATACCCAAGATTTATTTCCATTCTTTTTTGTAATGGCATTTTTAGGTATATAGTCCTTGACTACAGTGTATAAACTATTTAGACCTTCTTTCTGCAAATCCTTGTTTTGTATCAGTTTTACTTCCTCCTTTTTCTGCCATTTCAATACTTTCTTTTTCTGATTCTATTCTATTAAGAATCTCAAAAGCATCAAATATAGCTAATTTTTTTGTAGCCGCTGCATTCTTTAGTTTATCAGCAGCTAAGTCATCTCCTTCCATATCAGGATTCAAGATAGACTCTTCGGCTACTTTTATAAGTTCTAATACTGCCTTATGTCCGGCAGCAATAATTTTTAGTTTTGTTTCTTTAGCTGTCATACGATTATCTATAAAACATTACATATACCATTCTACCTTCTTTCCAACCCGTGTTTGGATATTTACTATGAAAGTAATTAGAAGGGTACATAAGAGCACGATTTGGTCTATAACCAACTACAGAATGCAAATCCCAATTATCTAAGTTGTTTGCTTCATCTGAAAGAAACCTATCAGCCTCTTCGTTAGACACATCTAAAGGCATTTCGTAGCCTACATCTTTATGTCTCCAAAAAGCGGTTCCGTGGAGCCCTTCTTTTGTAGATGGAGAGATATATAGCACAAGTGCTCTTTCAGGTCTAATATCGCCTACTTTTGAATCTGCGTGGATTCTCCAATCTGTATCAAACTCTTCAGTTGCTACTCTAAAGAATCCTAATAAACATTCTCTCTGTACACCATCTATAACACTTAGCTTTTCAATAATGTATTTATCAAATTCTTCATTGCTATATTGAACCCAAAATTTTTTATCTCCAACTTCAACTTCTTGAAATTGATTGTGAAATAAATTATCGTAAATCTCCTGATATACATTTGGTTCTAAGAAATCATCTATAATATTTATCATAGCTTCATTGTTATTTGGTGGTCATACATACGATATAGCTTCTCTCCATCAACAGTAAACTCATATTCACTATCGGGAGAAAAACAAACATAATCGCCTTGTTTTATTCCTTTGCTTAAAAGGTATTCATTTGGATAAACCATCTGCCCCATTAAAGGTTCTTCAACACAAAATTTATCTATGAAATAATCTGTAGCTGCAATTGGTCTGACAAAACAATACTTGTCATACGCATTCCAAACAGAATCTTTTTTGTATAAAAAGAATTGGTCTGTCTCTATAAAGAATAAATCATCTTTAAAGAAACTCTTGCCGCTTTTTTGACGACCCTTCATATCGTTGTAAAACTTAAACGCATTATGATGTACAAGAAGGGTGTCTCCTATTGTGATAGGACCTGAATAGCCTATTGGAAGCTCGACAACTTTTGCATATCTGTTAGAGAATTTATGGTCCTCTTCTGAAGTGCTGACTATAAAATCAGTTACTCCTATGTCTTTTGTGTTGTCATACCGCTTTCCATTCATAGGCTTAACTATGAAGTAAAATGGAGATTTCATTAAAAGTCTATATTAAATTCGATTGAAATTGGAATTGTAAAGTTAAACTCTTTCCACAAAACTACCTCATCTTTTTTATTAATAATATAAATTAATATGGCTCCTGTATCAGAATGTCGTTTAATATGATGAATCTCGTTTGAATCTCCGAGAATCTTTTGACCAACTATGTAGTGCATTGCACCACTTTTATAGTCAGGTCCGATTGATATTTTTCTTATATCCATTTGATTTGATTTAAACTCTAATATACTTTTGTAAGTACTGCGTTTTGTGATTGTATTTTATTAGCTACGTTCGATGTTACCCATTCTGCTGTTATAGATAAATTATTTACTATTGTTGTATCAAACATCGTACTATCTATATTTGCAAAATTATTACCTTCTATGTTACTATTAGCGTTTTTATTATAACTAAATTGACCATTAGTAAATAATTCTGCAACACCTAATCCACCTATTTTTGTTACTGTAAAATCAAGGGAAAGTTCAAAATATTTATTTGTAGCAATATTTAGCCTAAATACTCCTGCATCAGCTATTAAACTACCATTTGAATCCACTCTTATATGTATATCTTCATTATTTGCACAACTTAAATATCCACATATTTTTGCAGTAAATGAATCTCCTACTTTGAAAGCATTTGCAGGAACAGATAAACTACCTACGCCTGTTCCAAGAAGATTAGCTTCTCCTGAAGATGGTGTTATAATATTACCTAATGCTGTTTGAGCAAAAAGTCCATAAGTATAACCGGGATTACTTTGCCATAAAGTACCTGTTGCAGTAGAAGATAAAAGTTGCCCTGATGTTCCCGGAGAGTTATTTGAATCGTATATAGCTCCGGTTACTCTCAAATTACCATCAACGTGTAATTTTTGACTTGGTGCGGTTGTTCCAATACCAACATCCCCTTTTAAAGCAGTTTTAGTTATTAAATCACTACCTAAAACAACTGTATTGTCTCCAAGTCCAACAGCATTTGCCCCAATTACAATTTCATTTATTGAAGATGTATTTAGTGATTTTGAGTTGAATCCTATAAATATACTTTCATTTGCTATTAGTAAGTTTCCTGCTGAAGAGAATCTACCGGCATCTCTACCTAAAGCTGCCACATAACTTGCCTCAGCATTTAATATTGCAAAACAACCAACTATTGAATTAAAACTTCCTGCAACACTTGCTCTTAACGCCTCTTGACCAACAACAGTATTGAACGTACCTGTTTGATTGACAAACATAGTCTCAGCTCCAATCGCAGTATTTTTATCTGCCTTGTTATTTAATAAGGTTCTATATCCTAATGCTGTATTAAAATTACCAATTACATTAGTTTGTAATGTTCCATATCCTAAAGATACATTCGCAATACCTGTTGTTGAAATGTATTGAGAAAACCCGCCAACTGCAACATTTAGATTTCCACTTATATTAGTATATAATGCAGCATATCCAACAGCAGTATTTCTTGATGCTGTTGTATTACCTGCTAAAGCAAAAGCTCCAACACCTAAATTAGCAAATCCTGTAGTGTTTGCTCCTAAAACTAAATATCCTAATGCTGTGTTATTAGCTCCGGTTCCTGTTCCTCTACCAAGTCTTAAAGTATTTATGAAAATATCTTGATTAGCAGTATCCCCTACAGCTACAACATCTCCTAAAGTTGGGGTTATTGCTACAGGAGCATTTACCCATCTTATACCTGATGCTGTTTTAGAAAGGAATTGTCCTGTTGTTCCAATAGCTGATGTATCGTCTTGGATATTTCCGGGAATTATTTTTGTTGAGGTAATATCCCCAATAAGAGTAATGTTTTGAGTTGCAGTATTTCCTGCATTCAATACAGCTTGAAGATTATCTATAGGCACATTAGCCCAAGTAATACTTACAGCTCCTTTGCTAAGAACTTGAAAAACAGTACCCTGACTTCCGCTTGTATCTTCAATATTTACAGGCTTAATTAATGTGGCATCAATTGTACCTGTTAAATTTATATTTTGAGTAGCTATATTTCCGGCATTAAGAACTGCCTGTAAGTTAGTGGTAACAGTAATTTGACTCTGAAAAAATTGCAACAACTCCGCTAACGAAAAGTTTTTAGTCGCAAGCGGAGTTGGAGATGGTACAGGTCTAATAGCTTCTGTACCTATTAGCCTATCGCTTAGTAATAAAGGAACATCTGCTGATGGGTAAGTAGATATTTTTGCCATTTCATTTTATTTAGATTTTAATAATTCAATTTCCGCTTTCAACTCTTTAATAGCATTTATTAAAATAAAAGTTAATGCGTGAGAATCAAAATTATATAATTCTGTTTTTTCTTCATCATCCTCATTAAGTTTTGCTTTATAAGTATTTATACATTCCGGGATTATATTAAGCACATCTTGTGCTATAATACCAATATTATTAATACTTGTTGAATCAAAACCTGCCTTTCCATTATAATCGTATGTAATTGGATTTATAGCTAATATAGTTTCTAATCCTTTTGTATATGGATTCACATTTGTTTTAACTCTTTCATCAGAAGCTATAGTCCACGTGTTTGTAGATGGCTTTGCTGCTGAGTTTAGACTTAAATTTAATTGATAGCCCGTTACAGGATTTACTAATCCAAATATATTTATTCCTCCATTAATTACATTTACACCCGTTCCAAGAGTTCCCCCATCCGCAGCAATCGCTCCACCTTCAAAGCCGGTTTGTCCATATACACCAATGCCATCATAAGAATATCCATATACACCATTACCATCATAAGACTCTCCTTGTACTCCAATTCCACTTCCTAACTCTTTTCCAAATACCGAAGTTCCATCAGTAGTTTCAGAATAGAGACCTGTTTCATCCCCTGCATTTATAACTATTCCATCTCCTACAGAAGGCGTGATTGTTATGGTATTTGTTGTAGTCGCTCCTGCTGTTGTTACTTGTTGCAGTGTAGGCATAGTTGATGTAGAGCCATTTGCCATTAAATATTCAGTTGAGAGACCTCCCAATTTTATAAATGAATTTGCAGTTGCATCTCCATTATTTGCCACACTAAATTTAAGAGTATTAGAAGAAGGAGATGTTATTCTCTTTCTAAATTCTAAAAAGTTTCCACTATGTGAATCCTCACTATTAATTATAATACCTGTTGAAGAACCTGAATCTCCAAGTAAATCTGCAAAATAACATACGTTATCAAGAAGATGTGCTTGAACATTTACTCCTGCAATAAAACCGGGTGTACTTGTTGGTACTTGACCATTAATGTAAATTTGTAATGCATCAGGAGAAATAGCCTGAGTTTGAGCCGGCAAGTTGATTATTACAGGAGCCGAAACACCTGTTGTAGTACCGTAGTCAAATGTTTTTGAACCGGTTATTGTCTGTGCTCCAACAATTGTTACAAATTGATTTGTAGTTGTAGCAAGAGTGATTATGTCTGACAAAAGAAAATTCTTTGTCATTAACAAATCACTAATATCTGTTCCAATAACATAGTCCGATAACTGCGGAGGTGTTGGTTGTGGGTATGTACTAATCTTTGCCATTTCTTTTAGTCTGTTTTATGAGTTACTTCTCCGGTTTGGATATTGATTACAGCATCTTTACCGTACTTTTCAATTAATTCTTTTTCGTGTGCTGAAAACTGAATCTTTAACCCTTCGATGTGGTTTAAGATTTGTAGTTTTTGTAATTCAACATCTCCAATAGCCATTTTTGCTTTATTAAACTCTGAGTTTAATTCTTGGATTTTTGTTAATTCTTCCTGTGTTACTTGCTCGTTTGCCATTTTAATTTAATTTTAATTTGATTATTAATTATACAAAGATATGAAAAATTTTTATTAACAGTTTCTACAAGTTGTTCCTTGATTTTTACCTGTCATTATTTTACCTTCATTTCCATCTCCCTTTCTTTGGTTCTTAAGCGCATTTTTATTCAGTCTTTCATCTTCCTCTTTATCTCTTTTATCAAATTCTTCTCTAGTCTCGTTTTCTTTTTTTCTCTTTGAATAAATTATATCCTCTCTAGTAGAACGTTTAACAGGAGTCTGTATTTTAATAGGCGGAGCTTTAATCTCATTATCTGTTCTTCCAACAGCTTTAGGAATTGGAGCAGTAGTAATCTCTCTTGAGCCGGGAGTTATTGTTTTTGAAGACGTCTCTTTTTTTCTCACATTTGAAAGATTTGGATTATTTATAAACTTCCTTGGTTTATTTGAAGATGTTATTTGTTTTCTTACAGTTTCATTATTCCAAGATTGTCTATACGTAGTAGTCCCATCAGGATTCTTAACCTCTGTTCTTTTGATAACAGGTTTTTTGTTTTCGTCATCATTAGTACTTGCTAATGGAGTTCCGAGATTTCTTAATATTGCCATAATTTTAAAATAAAGTTCGATTGATTTTTCTATAAGTATAGTATGCCAATGCAATAAGTAATAGAATCAAAAGCCACCACAAATAAATTGAGTAGTTAGCTTTTTTATCGATTTCTTTTTTGAATACTTTTACTGAAGCAGCCTTTTTAACATTGGCTTTAATTAAGACCTTTTCAGACACTTTTATTTTTGTGTTATCTACTAAGACCTTTTTTGTTTTTTTATACCTGAGTTTTACATTTTTGTACTTCTTACCATCAACCTCAATAACTTTGGTAGTATCAATTGGGATTATCTCTAACTCGTCAGTATCTGTCGTAACGCTAACATTGTTATCTTGAGTTGCTACAGTTTCTTGTTTAGTTATAGATGTACTGTCGGTTTTAACTACGGTATCTACTTTATCTACGTTTACTTTTCTTGCAGCACAAGAAAATAGCAATAGAGAAAAAAAAATTAAAATATATTTTTTCATTAACAGTTCCATTTTCTTAGTGATAATGCTTTTCTTGTTGGTTCTCCATTTGGTTTTTTCATAGGACCCGGCATTCCTCCCATACGAGCACAGAAAGACTTTCTTCTGTTAGCATCTTTACTTCCGGGTTTTAATTTAGAAGGCTTGGTTGTAACAGCCATTTTTAATTTGCTTCCCGGGTTGGAAGCTCTATAACTTGCTACACCTTTAGCATTTAATCCTCCTGATTCAGACTTTCCTTCTTTTCTTGTCCAAGCTGCTGTCTTTGCCATTATTCAATTGTTAGAGTTATATTTTTTGCTAATTGCATTTTTTTGAATAGTCTTTGAAAAGCTATTCGAGAACTTCCAATGAAATCTTTTGAACGTGTAGTTCCAACTAATATACAACCCTCTGTGTCGTGATTGGAATTTCCGGAATGAATACGCACCCCCTCAAAATTTGGCACATTTAACAACAAAGGAAGAAGTCTTTTAAATCTATTTGATTGATTTATAATTACTTTGTATTCTCCTTTTGAAATAGCAGTTTCTGATTTTATTTTTACTTCACGCTCTTTATCTTCAAGAGTGTAGCATTCAAACTTTCCATCAACATATAGTTCTCCTATTGTTGAATGCTCTGTTCTATGTAGTCTTTTTAATATTAGTTTCATTACGTAATATCGTTTACATTTGTTTTAATTTCTTTTGCTCTTAGGAATGCTTTTTTAAGTAACTTCCAAATATCTACATTAAAAGTTTCTTCAATATTTTCTTTTATCGAAACCAACTCTATAAAAATTAAAAGTATTGCACATATTTTTGTAAACATAAATGTAAATCCAAACCAATGAAATATAAACTCATTAAGCAAAAACTTATCTATTACAAATAAAAATAAAATGCAAACTTCATATAATGCCATTTTTGAAATTATATTTGATAAAACTCTACTTCTTATACTGCTCCAACCTTTAAGTTTTACACTTTTAAAAATACCTGTGAATGTATCAAGAATTATTGCCGCACCCACAGCTATTAACAATCCATAAATTGGTACAAATAGAAGTATCAATGATGACACTATGTAGTTTATGTATTTCATTATCTTCCTTGTCCTTTGTACGATTTAACGTAGTTCTTACTTGATTTTAGGGTACTCGTTTTAGTCTTTGCTGCTACGCCTGACTTTTTGGGTTTTGCTTGATAAGCACTCTCTTGTTGTTTAACCTTTGCCATTTTAACTTACTATATTTAATTATTCAGATACAGGTCCATCCGCATTTTCAGGATAACCCATAAAACTATGTTTACAATCCACAGGGAATATTTCGCTTTCAAAGATAATCTTTTGTTGACACATTACATCGTAAGCATATCCATCATAATAAATAGGCGGTGTAATTACATTAAAGTTAACATCGTAAGTGCCCGGAACTTTAACTATCTTTCCTATTTCAACGACTGACTCTATTCCTTCTCCATACTCTAAATATGTTTCTTCTTCAAAAACTACTTCCACATAAACTCCTTTTGCTAATAAATCAGCAATTGCAGTTTGATTGTCAGTATAATTTAGTTTATATATTTCCATCTTATGTATTTTTTATTAATCGTACTGAAAAACCTTTTACCTTAGATTCTCCCAAAGTAAGACTAAAAAGTGAAGGCGAACTATAATCTATTGTGAAACTTTTAGCACCAAAAAGACTTAATCCTGTAGAACTCCAAAAATCAGTAATCTCAGTTTTATTAGTAAACGACCCGATAATACGTCTTCCTGCGGGAAGAGCTGTAAATCCACTTTCGTTAGTAGCTCCCGTATTAGGACTTCTCCAAAGTCCATCTCCCACTAATGCATTACCTGTTGATTTCATCTTACCTCCTGCAACACTTTCTCCACCTAAATAAGTTCTTAATGTATTAAACTCATCTGAAGATGGTATGCGAAATCCTTCGGGGGCTAACCCTCTTGGGTCATTAACAGCATACCAATTATATAACTTACCATATACAACACCGTTTGCAGTTAGGTTATCGTAATAACACCAAGCCCCTGTAGTTAATGCATCCCAAGTCGCTTGGTCAGTAACCTGCGGTATAGCATCTCCATTACGATAATGTTCTACTTGAAGGTTCTCTGTTGTCCAAGTTTGAGCTCCAATTACAACAGTTGATGGTGCTTTAGTTGTTAGTAAAATACACTCGGCATCAGTTAATTGAGTTTTAAACACAGCCGACTCTTTTAAATATGAGTTCGCAATATTTGCTGAAGAACCTCTAAAAAAAGATATTCTTGTTAAAGTAACAGGTATTGAAGGTATAGTTCCTTGAAATTGTGGTATTACATATTGAACACCATTCAAATATCCATATATACCTGATGGACCCCAAGATATAGCAATTTTATTAAAGTCAGTATCAATTACAGCCGATATATTAAGTCTATTTATATTTACACCTGACCTTACATCAAATCTCACATCTCCATCTAATTGATATTGAATTGCAACATAATTATCTCCTATTACATCATTTACATTAAAAGACCTTGAATCTGAGTCCGTTTGATTAAGTGCGGCTGCTTCAATATAGAATACTCCTTCACTTGGATTTAGTAAACTACTTATTCCAACTTTACTAATCTTATCGAAATTTCTTGTAACTGTAGTTGCTATAGTTTTGATATATGATGTGGCGTATGCATTTAATTCTAATTGACCACCCCATAAAAATATAGTTTGAGCAGGTCTTATAGTTTGTAAAGGGTCTCTTGTATCTACACCAATAGTAATGTTGCTTCCTCCAATAGGAATTAAAGCACTCAAGTCAAAACGCTGCCAATCTGTTGTTAAATTACAAATCTTAGTTATAAAGTTAACACCATCAGGCGTATAAGTAATCCAAATTACCTCAGTACCATCTAACCCTTTGATGTAATAACTTTGACTGTAGTTTACTCCGGTTGAAGTAAATGGAACAAATATTATAGATGTTTGACCTGCACCTATGCTTGGAAAATCAACTTGGTCAGCATTAAGTGTTCCATCAGGAGAAATTGAAACATTTGGTGTAACAGCAGGATTTGCCACTCCTCCTACCGCTCCTTTTATCCAAAACGGATTATCAAACTCTTCAGAATAATTAAATATATTAGTTTCTTGCGGCTCTATCAGCCAACTTGGACAAGTGCCATTTGAATAATCTAATCTTGGAATATTAATGCCTTCAGTTTGAATTAATTGTGCACTATTTACTCTTGAACCTGTTGTAGCTCTTTCTACAGTCAAATCTCCAAGAGAGGTATTTGGAACTACATCATATATCACTCCGGTATTATAGGCATTAGGAGTTATAACCAATGAAGCCTTTTCAAGTAACCCTATACTATTTAATTCAGTTAATGCTGTTATTAAGCACAATTTTGCTTCAAATATACCGCCAAGTGAATTTACTCTTGCAATAAAAGATTTTATTATTCTTTCTACATAAGTTTTTGCAGTATTGACTGTTACTAATATTGCTACGGATATTTGCATATTACCAAAGAGCTATAATGTTAGTAGCAGTAGTTTCGCTTGCAAAAACTTTAATTACGTTTATTGGGAAAAATGTTCCATCTTGAACATTAACAAAAGTAAGTATGTCGTTACCGCTTGTAGTTACTTTTATATTTCCTCCTATTCCAACATAAAGTACACATCCTTGATTATTGAATCCTGTTTGAGCACCTTCTTGGTATATTGAATAAACAGCCCCACTTCCTAAAGAAACACTTACATTTAATAATAAAGTAGTGGCATTGATAACTTGAGCAATAGTAACAGCAGCTGTACCCGGAAAATGTATAACATCTCCTGTGTTTACTCTATATTGTTGAACTCCATTTGCATCAGTTACAATAAAACTTGCATTTGTATCAATTAATTGAGTAGTAACCGCACTTGTTGTAGAGCCTGATGCTAATAAATTTGGAATTGGAATATTTGCATTATTTGATGGTATTACCACTAACGCTCTTGATGGTTGTAATTTTTGAGTTGCCATTTTTAATTTGGATTTATTTTATAAAATGTTTTGTTAATCAATAGTTTAGGATTGTTCATAGCAACTTTTCTATCACTACAGCCACAATCTTTTCCTGTTGCTTCCGAAATAGCATCTACCACATACTTAATTCCTGTAGCGGCAGTTATCTTTTCAATTGTATCTCCTAATCCTTGTGATTTCATTTTGTAAAGGTATTAAATTTTTTTAAACTTTTGAAACACGATTTCCCATACCAACTTTTGATTTTTCTACTTTCTTAGAAGCCAACTTAGAACTACTTATTTCTGATATAGTTTTTGGCGTCTTTGAAGATACTTTTACTTTTGGTCTGCAATATTCATTTTTACCTCCTGCACCGCAAGCCTTACCTGTTTTAGTATCAGTCCACTTTTCTTTATCCCATCTTTTTAAAGATGTACCGGCTTCAGTTTTTCTAACAACTCCCGAGCCTTTTCTACATTTAGCAATAGCTTGGGAAGCTCTTGCCGATGGAAAAACATCATACTGAGCTTTTACTTTTTTATAACACGCATCTTTTGGCATATTATTTCTTTTTAATAGACAATCCTTTAGTCGGAGTTTTGCCTACATTACCTTTTAAGAATTTCATCTTTCCATCTAATGATTTCTTAGATTCGTACTGCTTTGCTTTTTCAATTACTTTTTTCATATTATTAATTTTAAAAACCAAGACTGCTAATAAAATCTTATTGGCAATCTTGGTTTATTTTTATTAAACAGTACTATTGAAGTCTCTACTTCCGTGTCCGGCAGGAGTTGCATCAGGTACAATCTCATTATCCGGGTTTGGCACAGTTTCTTGTGTTACTTCTACTGATTCATCAGTAGTAGCATCTTCTGCTTTTTTCTTAGCCATCTTTTTTTTATTTAAAAATTAACAATATGGGTTTTTTCCACCCATTCCTTTTCCTGAAGCAGCTTTTGTAACTGCACGAGTTACGCCATTACTGTCAGCTTTAATTTTTAGTGGAGTATTATTTCCACTTGTAGCCGGCATCTGCATACGAGATGAACCCGGTAAATTCGGAGTATCTTTTACTTTAGCCATTATTTCTTTTTGATTGCAGTTTTAACAATTCCTTTTAATGCTCCTGTAAGAGCTCCTTTAGCAGCTCCTTTGATAGCTCCTTTAATAGCAGGTTTTGCTGCTGCTTCCGGTGCTTTTAATTTTGAAGCAGCCGGTAAACTGTTTGTTGATTTTGACTTTGCCATTTTAATTTAGTGTTTGTGTTAATAATTATTGTTTTAATCTTGTTCTATCTGAAAACGATGATAATCCGTGAAGTCTTGAGCCTTCTCCTGCAATAGATTTTCTTGCTTTGCTTCTTGCTATTCTATCAGCATCAAGTTTTGCCTGTGATGCATTTTGAGCCGATTGTCTCGCTTCACTTCTTGTATTAATATCAGCCAATGCGGATTTTAAATTCGTAACAGGAGTAGTAGGGTCAGGCGTTTCTGCTAAAGGAGTATCATTCCTTTTTTTAGCTTCGTCATAAACCTTATCTGAATCAGCTTTTCTTTCTTCTTTAGTTTTTTTTACGATTCCCATAATTTCTATTGTTGAGGTTTTTCAGGTGCAGCTGCCGGTGCAGCAGGTGCAGCAGGTGCTGTTACTTTCATTTTATCTATAGCATTGTTTGCAGTTTGTTCAAACTTTGTAGCAACTCTTTGCTGAGGCATTCCTCCTATTTGAGGAGCCGATTGTAATCCTGAACTAACAGGTTGTGGCTCCGGTGTTGCTGCTAATGGTGTGTCAGGTCTTTGCATTATTTATTTATTTTACCTTGCATTACATTTATAGGCTCAGATTTTGATTTTTTAAAATCTCCATAAGGTTCAGGAGTAGGGGATAATGGATAATCTCTACCTCTCATTTTTGCAACAGCTTTTGCTTTGTTTTCAGCTCCACCTTCATATAATTTAGCCACGCCTCTTTCTATGTCTCTTCCACCTGTTCTTTTTTCTTCAGCATTAGATGCTATAGCTGCACCTCTTTCTGTACGAGATGCTCTTTTATCCATTCTTTCAGCAACTTTTTCAGCTCGTTCAGGATTACTTTCGGATATTCTTCCAAGTCTTTTTAATTGTCCGGGTCTTAAATCAGGCATAATTTCTAATTTTTATAAATTAATAATCAATAACTTTGTACAAATGTAATAAATTTATTTTAAATGAAATCAAATCAAGATGATTACCTAAAATATTGGAGAGTAATTCGCCAATACGCAAAAATTAAATACGAACTAACTCAGGCTGACTTAGATATGTTATTGTTTCTGTACTCTGAAAAGTATTTTGGGAAAGATAAGTTTGAAGAGTTTGATGAACTTTTGGGGTGGGATGTAAATCGTTTTTTCAGACTTAAACAAACAGGTTGGATTGTAATGTTTAGAAGTAGAGTAGGTAATAAAAAAGCTCTATACCAATTGACAATTAAAGCTACTCGAATGATTCAGACAATTTATAGAAAACTAAGCGGGGAAGAAATCCCCGTTAGTAATTCATATAATAAAATGTTTCATAAAAATGTATCGTACTCAGATAAAGTTTATCGCGATATGATTATTGAAATGAACAAAGTTATAAAACAACAACGACATCGTTCTCACGAATAATCGTGTATTGTTTGTCATCAATTATCATCGTAAATCCGTGCGCTTTATCGTAGTAGATGTCATCATCTTTTTTGATATTAGGAACATCTGTTCCTGCCTCAATTACTATAGCGCGCTTATAGCGCATTTGATTTACATCTTCTCCCGATAGAAACAATCCTGATTCTGTTTTTATTTCTTCATCAATATTTTTGATGACAATATATTTTCCAATTGGTTTCATTTGATTTTTTCTTTTATTTTTACAATTACCTCTCTAACTCTTGCGGCTCTCTCGTAGTCTTTTGCGATTACATATTTTGTCTTTAGAAATTCCAAAGATTCTAATATCTCTTTTAGAGTACTCATAGCCCAAACTTTTTTATGTCTTCTATAAATTTTCTTTTATCCCCATCCTTAGGGTACAATGCTACATCTACATAGCCTGTTCCCCTTCTATGATTCAATGCTTCAACTCTGAAGTTCTTAAACATTGGACTTTCATCCAACAATCCTTGACATTCTTCCAAGTCTGCCATACCGGATTGGTTTAATCCATACACTTCTATTGTTACAAAATCAATTCCTCTTATCATAATTTTTAGATTCGTCTTTCCAATTTAACCAAAATCCAATGGCAACTATTATGTTCATTCCCATTGACGCTACTATCTCACTTATATCTTCATAGATATTTACCGTTAGGTGTACGTGCCCTACCATCCAAAATGGTATTGATAGGTTACACGCCACCCATATTACAGTAAATCTTATGAACCTCTTAGTCTTCAGCCTGCACATAAGTACGAGCTAACGTAATTATTGCATCGGTGCTAAGAATTGTTACGGCTACACTAACGGCATTTTGTAATGCGCTTCGAGTTACTTTTAATGGGTCTATTACTCCCATCTTAATCAAGTCTCCATACTCTCTTGTTTTCAAGTTGTAACCTTGACCTTCAGCAATTCCATCTTTGTAAATGTCTGCTGCTTTCAGTCCTGCATTTGCAAGTATCTGTAAGAACGGAGCCATAAGTGCTGACTTCAAAATCATCATAGCCGCATTATACTCAGGACTTTTGTCCTCATCTATAGCCAAAGCTGCTGATTCCTCAAGCAAAGCTTTCCCTGCACCCGGTATAATACCTTCTTCAAGTGCTGAACGTACCGCGCAAACAGCGTCATCAACCCTATCGTACAACTCTTTCTGCTCTAAATCTGTTTGTCCACCAACAAAAATAACTCCAATTCCACCTGTTAAAGAGGCAATTCTCTCTAATAAATGGTCCTTTTCGTGCTTCTTTGTGGCGTTTTTATGCGAATCCCATAGCTGATTTACCCTTGTTTCAATCGCTTTTTGGTCTAATCTCAGGTCAGATTTGATAATAATAGTCTTGTCTTTACTAACAATTACCTTAGCAGCGTGCCCAAGGTCGCCATAGTTGATGATACTCAAATCATCTCCTGTCTTTTCACTGAAGTATGTAGCTCCAACACTGATAGAAATGTCTTGCATTAGTTCGTGTTGCTTGTATCCAAAGCTCGGAGGTGCAACTGCACATACTTTAATGTGTCCTTTGACAACATTAGCCGCCAAACTATTAATCAAGTTCTGATTACACGGGGATATAATCAATAACTTCTTACCTTCTTGTACAATTGGTTTAAGGATATTTTCAATCTGAAGGATATTAGTAATCTCCATATCAGCAACCATAACCATAGTGTCTTCAAATACGCACTCATCTTTTTTAGAATCATTTATAAACATAGGGCTTAAATACCCTCTATCAAATTTCAACCCCATTGTGGTCTCAGCATAAGTCTCATCGTTCTGACTTTTCTCAACTGTAACGATACCGGTTTTACCAACATCTTTGTACACCTCTGCAATAATTCTCCCAATCTCTTTATCATTGTTTGCTGATATACTGGCAACATCGACTAACATCGCGCTTGTAACTCTTTTGCTACGTCTTCGTAACTTGTCCACCACCTTGTCGCTGATGTCCACCATACTTCTCAACACTTCTGTCCGGTTTAATCCTTCAGTTATATGCTCAATACCACTCAATACCAATCCTTCAGTAAGGACAATAGCGGTTGTTGTACCATCTCCTGCCGAAGTAGCAGTCTTCTCAGCGGCTTCCTTCATCATCTTAACTGCAAGGTTCTCCGAAGGGTCAAGTAAGTCAATTGATTTTGCAACAGTAACACCATCTTTGGTAACTGTGATACCGTGAGTGTGGTTTGGAGATTCAATTAGCACAGGATTACCTCCCGGACCTAATGTAGCTTTCACAGCTTTGGACATTTTTACAACGCCACTTACTAATTTCTTCCTTCCTTCTGCTCCAAATTGTAAATCTTTTGGAGAATAACCTTGATTTTCTAACATTTGATTTGATTTTTAATTGTTATATGCAAATATATTACAATTAATTCTAATTAAGACCACTATTGAGATAAAAATGCGATAGCAGAACAATAATTATGTACAAAACTATAGCAATTATAATATTAATGTTATCATTTGGTGGTCGGTCTGAATGTGTCATCGTGTCGGAATGTCGATTTTAGGTTTTCCCTACTCTCTCTTAGAAAATACTATTATATATATATTTTTTCTGACTATAAAACTTACTCTTTTTTGACATTATCGACATTTAAAGAATAAAGAGTTAATAATCAATAAGTTATAAAAATTAAGTTGTCGCAAAAACAACAGAAAATATAACCGGTTATGTCGATTAATAATAAAAAAAGCGAGATTGATTAGAACCTCGCTATTTTTGTAAATGGATTTTATTAGTCGCAATCGCAACTTTCATCTTCCATCATCTCAGCCATAGCATTTCCTCTCGCTACAATAGAAATTTTTTCAGCAGTCTTAATAGACTTTCTTAACTGTGCAGCTTGAGCAATACCTGTCTGTCCATCAGGTCTGTTGTTAATCAACATACCATCTTTTACAGTCAACCCACTAAAAGAACCTGAGGTCTTTTGTTGGTAAATACTGTTCTTTAAATTTAAAGGTTGTTTCATTTTTTGAAATTTTAAAAGTTCACTACAAAGATAGGTTTTTTTTATTATCAGGTGTATATACTGTTTGGGCTATACAGCCATTTCACGTCGAGACACCCAAACCGAAACCGAAAATAAAATCGATGGGGGGGTTCCGTTTTCAAAATTCCTTTGCCGTTTTTTTGGCTTTTTGGTTCCCTCGTTGGTTCCGTTGGTTCCTCGTTGGTTCGGTTCGGTTCCCTCGTTCCGTTGGTTCCTCGTTCCTCGTTCCTCGTTCCTCGTTCCGTTGGTTCCCTCGTTGGTTCCTCGTTGGTAACTATTATATAATAGAATGATATATATATTAATTCGGTTCGGTTCCTCGTTGGTTCCTCGTTGGTTCGGTTCGGTTCCCTTTGTGGTTCCAATGTAAAAAAGCTATTTAAAAGCTATTAAAAACCTTTGTAAAGTACTAATAAACAAAGGTTAAGCACTTGAATATAATAATAACGCCTTATAAACTACAAATTTTTTTATCTGTAACGCCTTGATTTTCAACAAATTAGAAAATATTTTAAAAAAAAATCACTTTTTTTGTTATTTATATATACTAATTCACTATATTTGTAAAAGATTTGTAAAGGAAACGAGCAAATTTAGGCAATAATGCCGACCTAATCGCCTGATAATCAGGCACTTAAATTAAAAATATTATGAAAAATGTTGACAAAATTAAATTTAACGAGTTGACCAACAAAGAAACGTTAACCAACAAAGAAAAAGCCGAGTTAAAAATTTTAGACGCAATTTGCCTAAAAGAAAAAGCCGAGCAAAAGAAAAAACGTGCCGAATCGTTTTATGGTATTCATTGTTTAAACAATCACGCAAAAGCAAAAGCCGAGGCGCAAACGTTGGGTTTTTGTATTAAGTTTTATTTAGGCACTCAAACGACCGAAAACGTTATTTCAGGCGTAATGCTCGATTATATTAGTAAGGTTAACAAAGATAAAACTTTGTACCAACGTGCAAACGTTGAAACGAGACGTACAAAAAAGGGATTTTTAACGCCTTTTTACTTTTTACAATGGTGCACTAAGCAAGTGAACCCAACGAGCAAAAAATAAGCTCGTATTTTCAAAAGCCCGTAAACGATTAATCGTTTTTGTAATTTGCTATTACTACGGGCACTATAAAACGTTTTTTTCAAGCCGTGCCGTGCACGTTGTTAAAAATGTAGATTGTTAAAAATTGGATTTTATTCTTTGCCCTATTGCGTCCGTGATGTAATGCGACATTAAAAAATAAAAAAAAATTTTTACAACGTTTCTTAAGAAATGCGTTTCTTAAGTGTGAAATACTGAAATAAACATTTTGCCTATTGCCTTAAAAAAGTAGTACGGCAAACATATCAGCTATGTTAAATTTTTAGGCTATTGTGTAGGCACGCGGTAAACCGAAGGCACAAACATATTCAATTAAGGCGAATTATTCCTATACACTAACAGCTATCAAGGTTAGTGCGCAAAATCATATAGGTTATTGAATAGGTATTGAAAAAGCAAAAGATAGTAAAAAATGTACGCCTTAATAGTAGGCGCAAAGATATCCAAACCAAGCCACGTCAATAATAGATGTGGCTTTTTTATATATACAACTAAGCGAATGAGTTCCTTGTATGCTTGTGGCGAAATCCCACGAAAATAAGGTGGAATAAATGTATAGCTATTGGAATAGTTTATGAGGTTCAATTCCTCACTATACACAACGTAATATTGCGTTAATTAAAATCAAATCAAATGAGAAATCGAATTAAAGTAAAAGTCAATGTGCAAGATGCCATTGAGCAAATCGAATGTGAAATCAAATCATATTCAAAAGCAATTAAGGCAGTAATGTTATTGCACGAGGTTGCGTACCAAGATGCGAAAGCTATTTTACAAAGAAGATTAGATAACCGATTATTATTTAAAAACTAATTAAGATGAGAACATTTTTTGTATGCACGTGGCTATTCGTTGTAGCTATGTTTATCATTCCCGTTGGTGGAATGAGTAGTTCCAATGTGAACCACGAATTTTATATGTATGGATTTTTAGGGTGCGAGATTTTATGTGTAGCATCAATAGTAAGAGTGTATTTTAAATTTAAAAGAAAATGATAAGAGGTGCAGTAAATTTTATAGTCGCATCAATAGTTTTGTTAGCGAATAATGACAGAACTTTTGTAATTGCGTTAGTGTTTTTAGTGGTGTTCAATATCATAGCATCAATGGTAAACAAGTATAACGAAACATTTAAGTAATATGCAAACAGAGCTAACAGACATTCAGAAGTGGTTGCAAGTGTACAAATATCCAAAATCGGCAGCCGAATTTGAGAGGGCAATCAAGGAACTGCAAAAAGTCCATAATAAGTATGGCACAATAGAGATAAGTATAATCAAATCATTAATCAATTAATATTATGAAAACATTTTATGAACAAACTATAATCGACAACATTGATTTTAGTGGCTATGAAGATAACATAGATATATTTGGCGTTACAATGGAAAAAGGCTTTGACCACGAATTGTATGTGAACATACACAATCTATTCCACATATTTATGAGTGAGTATGGTTGGAGAGTAGTCCAATTAGGTAGTGCTAACAAAGCATTCTCGGAATGGTTGTCGGGATTGCCAAGTGTGTTGACTGTACCATTTTATTATAATAGAATGATACAGAACGCCAAAGATTTTGGAATGACAATAGACAACGAAGAAGAGTTTTGCGAAACTTACTTCGATAGATTAGCAGATGCATTTTTCACACTAAAAGAAAACTTATAATTATGGAGAAAGTATATCAAATTAATATGTACGAACACGATGGTGGCGATGGCTATGACTGCACCACATTAGGCATATTTACAAACGAAGACATAGCAAAGGGTATCGTTATGAAGTTCGAGAAGGACTTAGGCGACAAACTAAGTGAGCTATATGCAGAAGCAGAGGTGTATGAAAACGATGATACCAAGAGATTTATAGATGCCAATGCTGAATTTCTTTATTATAGTCCTGATTACTTGGCAATAGAGGGAGAGATGCGAGAGCTTCAAAGAACATCATACGAGATACGAGAAATTATTATCAATCAATTATTTAATTAACTATGAACACACAAAACTTTTTAGATGCGTTAGACAAATTAACTTTTGTCAAGTACGAAGACAAGACCCTGCATACGGCAGAGGGTTTTGAGATTAGCTATGAAATTGAATTGAATGGTGGTGCAATATCAAAGTACCCACTTCAATTCATATTCAGAATAAGAAAAGACAATACACACGTACAATCGTGGGGTTGTAGCGACAATGATGACAACATCATATCCAACATTTGGTGGCAAAAGAAAGAGAGTGCGATGCACCAATTAGAGTACGATGCAAAAGACAAAAAGAAGGCATCATTAAGTAGAGAGTTCGAGGCATTAACCATTTACAAACTATCACTCTAATATGAAAACAAAAACAATCCAATCTTTGATAGGCAAACACGTGCGTATCAAACGCGAATTTATTAAATCTACCTATGAAGGACAAGGTCTGTACATCGAGTGCGACAATGGAATGAATGGAGTTATTGACGAACCTACCGACTCGATTTTTATGGTAAAAATGGACATCTATGGAGTTGACTTGTTCAACCATAGACGAGATGGATTTCGTATAGGAAGTGTTGAACCTACTCATCAAGTTATTATAGAGATAGTAGAAGGTGGAAATAGCATTAACTACCCATACCTATGGGATGCCAAATACTTTGAAGAAGTAGTGGAAGAAATCATCATCACTAAAAAATATCAACCTTTAAAAAAATAGTTATGGACTACACAGAATTTAAGGAAGAATTAGACCACGATGTATATGACAAGGTCTATGAAGTATTGAGTACTGACTACAACAAGTTACTCCAATGCTTTCACGTATGGGTAGATGTAAATCGTTACTACGATGTACCAACACCCGAAGATTGTAGAGACTTCTATGATTGGAATAGCTTAGTCTATTGCACAATAGAGAACTCACACCTCACTCAACACGTATTTGATTTTAACTTAGAATAATTATTAACTAAATTTTTTACATTATGAGATTATCAGAATTAAAAGTACTTTACGAAGTATTAGATGACAACCGAGAGCGCATAGAGTATGCGATTGACAGCATCAAGCACGGGTACATTACCGTTGATGACTTTGCCAATGGAGATTGGTTCAAAAATGGAGACCGTTTCTATGGTGGAGAGGAGTATGTTCAAGACTATTACGGAAATGTATTGGATAGAGACAATGCTTTCTATTGTAACGGAGAAGACGATTGGTTCAGCGATGACGAAGCAGTTACCGTTTATGAGCATAGAAGTGAGACCACGTATAGTCGTAGGTGGGCAGAAAATAACTGTGACCTAAATATTTATCGTGGCGACTACTACGATAGTGATGCGCTATCTTATCACGAGCTTGTGTATGTAGAAGACGAGGGCGAGATATGGAGTGAAGACGATGCGTACTACCACGATGGCGATGGGTACTATTCGTATCCACCTGACGAGAAAGAAGAATACGTCAGAGGTTATCACAATGGTAGCTATCGAACTAAGAACTTCGATGGCAAGTCCAAGTATCGTATCGGGTACGAGATTGAGAAAGAAGATGAAGATGTATTAGAGAGCATCAACATTCAAGACTTCGAGGAAGAGACCGACCATATGTGGCGTAAGGAAAGAGATGGTAGTCTTAGTGACGACTGTGGCTATGAGTTGATTAGCCCTACATTCGAGTTCAACATTGATAAAATCTTCGAGCATATTGAAGGCAATAAGGTACTCGTTAGACACATCAATGCAAAAATATCTCCAAGATGTGGTGGTCATATCCACTTATCAGAGAAAGGATTGAATGGCAATCAGCTATTCGACAAGCTCAAGGGATATACTCCACTATTCTACGCCTTGTACTACGGTAGGGTTGACAAGAACTATTCCAAAGGTAAGAGTAACAGAGACCTCGAGGAAGATAACGAGAAGTACCAAGCTATCAAGATACATCACGATAGGGTTGAGTTTCGTATCATCAGCGCAGTACCCAATATAACTACGTTAAAGTGGCGAACAAAATTACTTATGATGATTTTGCAGAACCCTACTAACGACATCATTAGGGCATACTACAACGTAGATACTAAGTTTACTAAGTTACTCAAGCAAACATACTCTGACGAAAAGTTATTAATACTTAAGCAGAGGTTCATAGATTTTACAAGACAATTTGAAGGATTAGATATTAACAAAGATAAAAAATAGAAATTATGTGTATAGCAATATTAAATACAAAGAAAGCAGGTAGATTACCTAAAAAACAAGTTCAACATTCTTGGGATAACAATGATATGGGAGCAGGTCTTCTATGGAATAAAGATGGCAAGTTAAATGTATTCAAGTCGTATGACTACGAGGAGTACGTTGACAAATACAATGAGTTGCGTGACGATAATACTATCGGCAATATCGTGCTACACTTCAGGATAGCCACGAGTGGATACAACGGAGAGCACAACCTACATCCATTCCTTGTCAATGATGACTTAGGATTTGTACACAATGGTATTATCAAAGGTTTGGGTAATAAAAGTTTCTCCGATACCTACGAGTTCAACGATATGCTCAAGAAATTCAAGCATAACTTCCTCACGTGTGAGATGAGTAAGTTCTTCATATCAGAGTACATAGGATATAGCAAGTTAATCTTCTTAGATAACAAAGATAAGTACACTATTATCAACGAAGAGTTAGGTAAATGGGCTAATGGTAATTGGTACTCAAACGACTCATACAAACAATACAATGACTTCAAGTACTATGGCAATCAGAAAGTTAGTAAGACAGCCGCAAGTACGCCTGCTGCTACTACTAAGACTTACGATAAGACCACGTATTCATTCGACTACAATAAGATTGACGAGTGGGATGAATCATCTGATACAGACCTATTGGATTTAGACGAGTGGGATATGTACGATTACTTATGCGACATATACGGATTAGACCCGAATGCTGACGCATCGTTCAATGACTTAGAGACTTATATGGCACTCAACAATGTAGATGACATTAAGGAATTATATATTTTAATATCAAATGATTACACAATTTAAAACTATCATCTTATGGAAGACGTAACAAAGTTCTACGAATGGCTTGTCAAAATTAAAAGCATTCACTTGGCAGATAATCACGGTATGACTAAAGCATACCGGATTGTCTATGAAAACAATCAGCAATTAAAAACACAGAAAAGATGTATACAATCTATTTAAACTATCGGGATAATAACGAGGTGCTAACAAGCACCTCTTCCCTTTACAGAGCAAAGAAACTATGCAATCAATTAGCCAACGAGTGTGGAGATAACTTCATCGTTTGGTACAAAAAAATCAAGCTATGATAAAAAGCACGAAACACATAGATGAACTCATTGAAGGCAGAGTAGATGAGCAAATAAAATCATTCGCAAATAACATATCCACACAGATATTAAAATTTGCTGAAGATAACGGAGCAGACGTAAGAGATAGATTTTACGAGGTAAGAGATTGGCACGATGGCAAACCTATATCTTATGGTGCAATAAACATAAGCAGGTATAAATTTGAACTTGAGTGTGTCATATCCAAGTTAGTAAAGGATAAGATGGTTGAAAGAGATACAAAATTCTTATTAGATAAAATGAACTCATTAATTAAATAAACTATGGAAGAAGAAATTTATTACTTCGAGGATTGGGTATCAGATATGCTCAACTCATCAGACTATTCAGAATTTGAATTGATGTGCTTTGAAGAGCATTATCAGAACCTATTAACATTTGAACAGAACACAGAAATATTTATTAAACAATTAAACAATTAGAAATTATGGAAAATTTTTTATCAAACTTCTCAAACGAAAATGCAGAAGTAACATCAAGCAATGCAAAGTTATCAGCAACCCCTGAGTTCTACGGAACAATAGATATACGCAAGGGTGCATTAAAAATGACAATAACATTTTATGCACGAGTGTATAGAACGAAGTACGACAACTGCATAGGGTTAGACGATTGGGATATTAATGAGACATCACACATATCTTTGGGTGGTATGCCAATCAATAACCTCAACTTACTAATAACAACAATGGTTAGTAGTGGATTGACAACAGCCGCCAAGGGATTGGACATCAGCAATGAAGATAACAAAAGAGAGATATGTATTCAGTTAGAGCAATTCAAAATGTTCAAGGATGTATTCGGTAAGAAGGCACGAATGTTTGATTTGTTATCTAATGAAGAAAAAACTAAGGCTAAATTAAAATTTGCCATAGACAATTATGATAAGATGACCATTGGTCTTTCAGACATACAAGACTTCTTAGTCATAGATGAAGAAGGCAACAAGGTATTGCCAACAATAGAACAATTAACTAATCAATTAAATAAATAAGAAATGGGAAGATATTATAGTGGAGATATTCAGGGCAAATTTTGGTTTGCCCTTCAGTCAAGTGATGCCGCAAGTAGATTTGGTGGCGAAGAATTAGAGCCTAATTACATTGAGTATTACTTCAATGAAGACCATTTAGATGCTATCAATGAGGAGATTAAGACCATCGAAGAAAAGTTAGGCGACAAGAAAACAATACTTGAAGACTTCTTTAAGACAGGTCAAGGATACAACGATGAAACATTAGTAGGATTAGGTGTAACCAATGAAGAACTAAGAGACTATGCCGATTTAGGATTAGGCATACAGATACGAGAATGTGTTGAAGGTAGTGGTTCGTGTTCATTCCAAGCAGAGTTATAACAAACTATCATCTTATGAAAATAACACAGGACAATTTCGTTTGGAAATTAGTAACGCAAGAACAAGCAGAGTTCATATTCTCATTGGAATTATTCGACCTATACACATTGCATAGTGATGATTCTGAGAGTCTAATAGAAACTTTTGATGAAATAAAAACTATCTTTGAAAACGGAGCAAAGGTAGGAATTGAAGTAGGATTTATAAAAAACGACAAATTATGAAAATACATTTAAAATTCGACCACACACAAAAAGATGTGTTAGATGCTATTGACTGTCAAGTAGATGGCGAACAAGTAGATTATTTAATTAGAGGAGTTATGCAGAGGTATGAAGACGACGACTCTATTAGTAAGTCAAGTCAAATGGCTGAGTTAATTCACGAAAAACTTGACTACGAAATAATATTGTTCTTGGCTACCAAAGCCATAGAGGATAAGATGATGCGTATTGCACTAAAGGGTTTAACAGATGAATTTAGAAAATTTTTAAGAGATGAAGATATTTAGAGTAAGTACCACAGGGTACAAAGAAGAAGATTTTTACCTACAAACAGAACTCACAGAGGAAGACATTGTAGAAGTAATTACACCCATCGTCAATGCAGAACGCGATGGGTATGAAGAATATGATAACGAGGTGCTATTAAACGCATTGATAAAACGTTACCCAAGAAAGAAGATTGAACTCTACTCGGAGTTTAACCTTATTACAATTTAAAAGGAGTGGCGGTTATAAGAATCCTTACTTGTCGGTAATGTAGGTCGTTGTAATGCCATTGGTCAATTCAGTCGCCACTCAAGAGTTTATACTCTACTCATAGTGCTGAAATTACAATAAGACTGACAGCTTGGAAAGACAAGCATATTTTTAAACTTAATCAAATCAAATATAATGGACACAAACAAAATCAATGACATCGAGGTAAAAGACTTTGATGTAGTAAGCAGAGACTTCGATGCAGTAATCAAACAACTTGACGTCGAAAGTGCAAAACAATTACTAAAAGACAATGGCTACTTCGTGGACAATCTTTGGCAAACTGAAGATGTTAAAATGAATTACCATTGTACCGAGGAACAAGCTCAAAAAGTATTAGGCAGAGTACTTCAGTACGATGCTATTTACGAATTAGTTTGGGAAGGTATTAAGTATGAAGCAGAGAATATGAACCTAAAAAATGTAGAATAATGTGTAAAAATATTCAACCAATTACAGAGAGACTAACTATTCAACCTGTGCAAAATGGGTTTGCAGTTTACCTAAATGACCACTACGCTCAAGGCACAGCGAGACCTATTCCATACGTTTTTGAAACTATGGAAAACTTATTAAAATTTGTAGAGCAGAAGTTTATAGAAAATGAATAGTGGATGCTTTAAAAAAGGGCATAAACCTTGGAACTCGGGGGTTAAGGGAATACACCTCAACCCCTCAACCGAGTTCAAAAAAGGGGAGATGGTAGGTAAGGACCACTATAGTTGGAAAGGTGGAGTTCAATTAATTAAGAAAGATTGTGCGTATCTTTACAACGGAATAAACAAAAGAGTTCGAAGACCTAAGAAAGTGTACGAGGATGCTAATGGACCAATCCGTAATGGTTGGATAATCTACCACTTAGATGGAGACAAAGACAATGACCACTTGGATAATCTAATAGCAATCCCGAGAGCAATACTTGTCAGGATAAATTCAGGCAGGATGAATGTAAATTATTATGAAATTAAAAAAGCAGTAAAAGATTATGAAAGATTACTTTGAATTAGAGTGCGCCATCGAAGTATGGGCAGAAGAGAAAGGTATATTAGCACAAGCTACGCCTATCAAACAAGCAATGAAAACTCAAGAGGAGTTGACAGAATTATGTAATGCCATCCTCAACGATGACAAACAAGAAATTAAAGATGCTATTGGAGACATAGTGGTAACACTTATCATACAAGCCAAGATGCAAGGTCTTACTATTGAGGAATGTTTAAATACAGCTTACGATGTAATAAGCAAACGGACAGGTCAAATGATAAATGGTCAGTTTGTTAAAGATACTGATGTATTAATAACAAGAGACAGTTGGGAAAAAGCAGATAAAATAACTCACGAAGGGTTTATCTATGTTAAGTATTCAGAATTAAACACAATATAAAATGGGAACAATAAAAAAACATTACGAAAACGAATTAGCTAAAGAAAAACCTAATCAGGAATTGTTATCAATTCTTTCAAGTATATTAGAAAGAAGGACAATCACATTGAACGAGTGGAGATTATCAGGTAAGTTTATACCAAAAGAAGAGTTTCTTAAAGACAACCCAACAGTAGCTTTACTTGCCTCTTGTAGCGAAGTTATACAATATGTTGGTGGCGAGTATATTCAAGTAACGAGTCTAAGTTCAGGAACATTTAGATACACATCAAAAATAAAAGGTAATGTACTTGACGATATTGAAAATGCTATTTGGAATAAAATATCAGAGAAACTTTGGTGTAGTGAGTGTTAATAAAAAAGTAAATAAATTGTAAAAGTTATGATAATTATTTGTAACTTTGCTTTTTAATTAAATCAAATCAAATGAAAGAAGATGTATTCAATCAGTATGTTGATAAGGTAATGGAAATCTTTAATATAAAAAGACACATTCTATTTTCAAAATCAAAAGAAAGACACGTAGTAGATGCAAGACAAATGCTTTATTATTTATGTCATAAAAGACAAATGCAATTTGTAACAATCAAGCATTTTATGTTGGACAATGGAACTTCAGTCCATCATAACTCAATCGTTAATGGAATCAATAACGTTAAAGCAAAGCTTGAAGAAGATAGAGATTACCAAACTATCATCAGAGAATTAGAGAAAGCAGTTTTTATATAATTAAATCAAATTAAATCAAATGGAATCAAATCAATCGACATTCGAGAAATTGTCAGCTATCAATGTAAACGCAAAGGTAGAAAAGAAAAGTGGACTAACTTATTTAAGTTGGGCGTGGGCGTGGAGTGAAACTAAGAAAGCTTTTCCTGAAGCAACTTATTCAGTAATAGAAGACCCAATTACTCAAAAACCATACATCTATGACGAGAATCTTGGGTATATGGTAATGACACAAGTAGTTATTAATGGAGAAATGTTAGAGATGTGGCTACCTGTTATGGATGGAGCAAACAAAGCTATGAAAAATGTACCGTATAATTATACTACAAGATACGGAGAGAAAACAGTAGAGGCTGCCTCAATGTTTGACATCAACAAAACACTTATGAGATGCTTGGTTAAGAACCTTGCTATGTTTGGTATGGGTATCTATATCTACGCAGGAGAAGATTTACCTGATACTGAGCCTACACCTGTGGCTCAACCATCAGCAATCAATCTTAAGAAAGAGCCAACAGAAGAACTTCCTGACCTTAAGAAAGGTACAGAGAATTGGAACAATGTAATTAAATATGTTACTACCAACAAAGAATTAGGTATGGAGAAAATTGGTAAACAGTTGACTCGTAAATACAAAATCAGCCCGGCACTTAAGAAAGAAATCGCTAAACTAATAACAGAGTAATGGATATATTAGAATTATTAAAAGACGACAGAGAATACTACGGAGGAGTTGGTAAAAATTATCTTTCCAATTCAGATATCGGAACCTTGTTGGAGAACCCAAAAGAGTTTGGTAAACCACGAGAGGACAACAAGGCATTTGCAGAGGGGAGATACTTTCATCAGTCAATCCTCGAGCCTGATAAAGTTAAATACGTTCCTTTTGTAGACGTAAGTACGCGTACTACAAAAGAGTACAAAGAGTTCTGTTTAGCAAACAACTTACCATTCTGTTTGCTTAAAAAAGAAATTGATGAAGTCAAAGGTCTTGTCAAGATTATCAATAGTAATATTGTTTTCTACGAGGAAATATACAAAAAAGGCAATCAATTTGAGGTTCCTGCCGTTGGAGAAATTCAAGGTATGATGTGGAAAGGTAAGGCAGACATTGTAACAGAGGATTGCGTTATCGACTTAAAGACCACAAGTGATGTTCAGAAGTTCAAATGGAACGCAAAGAAATACAACTACGATTCCCAATGTTACATATATCAAATACTATTTGGCAAACCTTTAGTGTTCTACGTTATTGATAAAGTAACAGGAGTTCTTGCCGTATTTAAACCTACTCAAGAATTTGTAGATGGTGGCGCGGTTAAGGTAGCAAGAGCAATCGATATGTATCAGAGATACTTCTCTGAGAATCCATCAGATGACATCGATAACTATTTCATTGACGAATTTTTATACTAACAATAAATCGGGTAACAACCTCAGCCTTAGGGGGTTGTGCTCGATTCAAATAGACTAAGGCAAACTAAAAACACATTTACAATGGCAGACCAAGTAGAAAAGATTTTCGCAGATGGTTTCTTATTCAAAAGAAACGAGAAAGCCCCTGACTTCGTAGTAGGGAGAATTAGTATTAAAGTTGAAGAGGCTATCGCCTTTATGAAACAACACCAAAAGAATGGTTGGGTTAACCTCGGGGTTAAGACAGCTCGTAGTGGTAACTATTACATTGACCTCGATACATTCGAGGCTAAAGAAAAAGAAAGTGCAGTTGATAAGTATGAAGCCAAAAGCAATGCTCCAAAGTTAAATGGAGATATGGCTAATCAATTCAATGAAGCTCAACAATCTCAAGAAGATGAAGAAGATGATGACTTACCTTTCTAAAAGGATAAGCCTGTATAAAATAGGGGATTTAGTTCCCCTTTTTTTACCTCTTATGCGTGTCGAAAACACCATTTTCTTTGTTTCTACTACTACTATAGAGATTTTATATTATTATTATTTTTTTATTTTAGTTTTTTAAGAAAATAATTGACATAAAAGACAGTAGTATTGAGAATCAATAAGTTATAAATTTAAAAACGACATTAAAACGACATTAAAACGACATATAATGACACACAACGTAACAATCTTCCAAAACATACGCGATACGGACACTCCGTTCTTCAGAGATGTTAATGTTATCCTTGATAGAATAAAGGATGGAGCCGGTGCTACCAAAGACATCGTTAAGCGAATCAGACAAGAGAAGAATAAATCAGAACGCAATGAGATTAAAAAGTTACTACCGGCTATTTGCTTTAGTGGTACTTTCAAAAAAAGATTAGATACTGCACTTGATCAACACTCAGGACTTGTTTGTTTGGACTTCGATGGGTATGAGAAACAAAAAGAATTATTACAACATAAAGAAACAATATCTAAAAACAAATATGTTTTCTCTGTGTTTATTTCCCCTTCAGGAAATGGATTAAAAGTATTGGTTAAGATTCCTGCTGATGCAGATAATCACACTAACTACTTCAATAGCTTAGAAAGACACTTTAACAGCCCTTATTTCGATAAAACGAGTAAGAACCTTAGTCGAGTATGTTACGAGTCTTATGACCCCTTAATTTACATAAATCAGAACTCTTCTATTTGGGATGTGATTGAGGAGCCTGAGTACACAGAAGTAAATAGAGTTAGAGACCAAGCTACTATACCAATATCTGACGAGAATAAGATTGTTGAAATACTTGTTAAGTGGTGGGAAAAGAAATACCCAATGCAAGAAGGTCAAAGAAACCACAACGCTTACATACTTGCTATGGCTTTCAATGACTTCGGTATAAACAAAAGCCTTGCAGGATATATACTAAATCAGTTTGCTACTTCTGACTTCTCAATAGGAGAGATAGCTACTACGATTGATTCAGCATATAAGCATACAGCTAACTTCGGAACCAAGTACTACGAAGACGAAGAGCGTATCAATCAGATACGTGCAAAGCTAAGAAGAGGCGTATCAAAAAAAGAGATTCGCTACCAACTACAAGATTCCAATTTGGATAGCGATACCATTGATGCAGTCTTAAATAAAGTTGAGGATGAAAATTCCAAGATGACGTTTTGGACCAAGAACGATAAAGGAGTCATAAAAATTGAGCATATCTTATTCAAACAATTCTTAGAAGATTCAGGGTTCTATAAGTTCTGTCCTGAAGGAAGTCGTAACTATGTGTTTGTAAAGGTTACTAACAACCTCATCGACCATACTTCGGAGAAAGAAATTAAAGACTTTGTGCTTACGCACTTATTGGAGTTGGATGATTACAGCGTTTACAATTACTTCGCAGACAATACAAGATTCTTTAGAGATGATTTTCTTTCTATGATTTCAACTATAGAGATATACTTCATTGCAGATAGCAGAGATTCAGCTTACCTATACTACAGAAATTGCGCTGTCAAGATTATGAAAGATAGCATACTTACAATAGACTATTTAGATTTAGGTGGATACGTTTGGAAAGACCACGTGATTGACAGAAACTTTAATATTTGTGAGGTTACGGGAGACTGTGATTTCAAAAAGTTTATCAGCAATATCAATGGTGGAGATGAGAACAGGATTAAAACTATGGAGAGTACGATTGGATTCCTTCAGCACGGATATAAAAACTTATCGTTTTGCCCGGCAGTAATTCTTAATGATGAGGTTATCAGTGATAACCCTGAAGGAGGAACAGGAAAGGGATTGGTTATGAACGCGCTTAGTAATATGAAAAAGCTTGTAGTAATTGATGGAAAGTCTTTCAACTTTGAGAAGTCATTCCCTTATCAGTTAGTATCGGCAGATACACAAATACTTTGTTTTGATGATGTTAAGAAGCATTTTGATTTCGAGAGATTGTTCAGCGTTATCACAGAAGGTCTTACTCTTGAAAAGAAAAACAAAGATGCTATCAAGATTCCTTTCAGTAAATCTCCTAAAGTTGCAATAACGACTAACTATGCGATAAAAGGCGCAGGGAACTCATTTGCGAGACGAAAATGGGAATTAGAACTACATCAGTACTATACAATGAACTTCACTCCAAGAGATGATTTTGGTAAGATGATGTTTGGAGATTGGAATGATGATGATTGGTGTGAGTTTGACAACTATATGATTGGATGTTTGAGATTTTATTTATCTAATGGATTGGTTAAATCTAAGTTTGTAAACTTAAAGATTAGACAGCTATCAGCAGAGACTTGCCACGAGTTTATAGAATGGGTTGGATTGGTAGATTCTAACGATAGAAGCACTATAATACCAACCAATGTAAGATTGTACAAGAATGAGCTGTACAGCAACTTTGTTGATGAGTATCCTGACTATGGAGCAAGAGGTAAAATGACAATCAGTAGAACTAAATTCTACAAGTGGTTAGTATCTTATGCTATTTATAAAGAAGGTATTATGCCTGAAGAAGATAGAGACCATATCGGAAGATGGATTGTTATTAAGAAGAGAGCAGATAATGACACACAGATTAAACTAAATTAATATGAAAAAACAAATTTTTAATTTATTTTTAATAGTAACATATTTTATATTATTAATATTAATATTAGCATACACGTTATGACACCAAAGGAAAAAGCAATAGACTTAGTTAAAGATATGGAGTTTGAAATTCCATATGTTCACGACCCAACAGAACCTCAGGCAGATGATATTGCTAAAAAATGTGCATTAATAGCAGTTGAAGCGATATTATTTTCAAACAATACAATTTTTGAAACAAATATACCTCACGAATGTTGGAAATATTGGATAGAAGTTAAACAAGAAATATATTTATTATGACACCAAAACAAGAAAGAATAATAGTAGAAATAGTCGCTTGGATATGTTCAGCGATTATTATTGGAGCAGTATTTTACTTAATATGGTAGATATACTCGAAAGAAATTTAGGGTTTAACAACGAAGAAATGTGGAAGCAATGCGAGTTGTTACGAAGCGTTGTATTCCAAACTATAGATACTAAAATTGGAAGAGGTAAGAATGCTAAAACATTAAAAACATTTAAGCACAATGCCCCTTCCGAAGTTAGAGATAGAATAGCAAATAGTTGTGAGTATTATAAAAAGCTTTACGAGAAAGATATGGAAAGAAATAATCAAATCAAATTCAGAGATTACCAACACGATATAATCAGGAAAGGCACAGAAATATTAGAAGAATTTTGGTTCTTATACCTTGCTATGGAAGTTCGTACAGGTAAGACATTAACAAGTCTTGGGATTGCAGAAAAAAGAGGCAGTGAGAATGTTTTATTTATAACAAAAAAGAAAGCTATATCAAGTATTGAATCAGATTACAAGTTGCTTAATCCTCCTTATCATTTGCAGGTTATTAATTATGAGAGCCTACATAAAATAGATAGTATAGATTGGGATTTAATTATTTGCGATGAAGCTCACTCAATGGGTGCGTTTCCTAAGCCAAGTAATAGAGCGGTTCAGGTAAAAGAGTTGATAGATAAAACACAAGCAGATGTTATATTGTTATCAGGAACCCCAACTCCTGAGTCATACTCTCAGATGTACCATCAGGTTTATGGAATACCAAACAACCCATTTAGAGAGTACAAAACTTTTTATAAATTTTGTAGTAAATTTGTAATTGTTAAGTCTAAAATAATCAATGGCTTATCAATGAATGATTACTCTAATGGTATGTATACCATACTTGAGGAAATGGAACCATTTATGATAAACTATACTCAGGCAGAAGCAGGATTCGTTGCTACAACTATTGAAGAAATATTTGAGGTTGAGCTTAAAGAATCAACTTATAAGCTGATTAAAAATCTACAGAGAGATTTAGTAATTACAGGTAAGGCAGAGGTTATATTAGGAGACACCCCTGTAAAATTGATGAGTAAGATACATCAATTGTATTCAGGAACAGTCAAGTTTGAGAGTGGAAAGTCAATGGTTATCGATACCACAAAGGCTGAATTTATTCAAGAACAATTTATGGGATGTCAAATTGGTATTTTCTATAAATTCAAAGAAGAATTAGTAGCTTTGCAACAAGTATTCGGAGATGAATTGACAACCGATTTGGATGAGTTTAATTCAACTTTTAAATCTATAGCTTTACAAATTGTAAGTGGGCGTGAAGGTATAAGTTTAAAAAAAGCAGAGTACCTTGTGTATTATAATATTGACTTTAGTGCTACAAGTTATTGGCAGTCTAAAGATAGAATGACCACCAAGGATAGATTAGAGAACCAAGTGTTTTGGATATTTGCTAAAGGTGGTATAGAACAAGAGATTTATAAAGCAGTAACTAAGAAGAAGGACTACACGTTAGCCCACTTTAAAAAAGATTTTTATTTATGACAGATTGGAATGAATACCCACCCGAAGAAAAAGAGTGTACTTGCAGATACTGCGGAGAAGACTCAGAAAATGAATTTTGTAACAGAGAGTGTGCTAAAGCATACGAGGCAGATAACTAATAAAAAAGTCAACAGACTTGACCGAAATCAGAATCCATTGACTTGTTGTTTAAGACGCTTCAAAGATATACAAATAATTTTTAAAAAAAAAATAATGGCAAGTAAAAGAAATAAGATGGCCGGAGAACATCCATCATACGACAAATTAAAGATGTCTCCCGAAAGAATAGCTAAGAAGTTAGCTTACGATAAAAAGTATCAAGACAATCCGAAAAGAGTTAAGTATCGACAAGCGTTAAATAAAGCTAATCGTGATGCGGGAACCTATGGAAATGGAGATAATCTCGATATGAGCCATACTAAGGCAGGGAGTATGACAACTGAGAATATGATGTCTAATAGAGCAAGAAATGGTCAGAACGGTAAATCAACTAAGAAATGATAAAGTGTTTATGTATAAATGACAGTAACAAACCAATTCAAATACCAAATGAGAAATGGTTAAAAAAAGGTACTGAATATACTTTACTGTTTAGTATGACTGTACTTCCTCAAAAGCAATTAGCCTTTCAGCTCAATGAGATTGACCTTGATGATAGTTGTTCCCCATACACGTGGTTTTTAGCTAATCGTTTTGCGTTTAAACAAAAAGACCTTGATAAACTTATTGAGTTTATTCAAGAGTGCAACCACATTACTTTTTCAGTTAACGAGTTGATGAAGGAGACAAACGTATCAGTTTCGTAAAAAACGTATCAATTCCGTAAAAAACGTAAATGAAGGAAAGTCAAATACAATCGAAAAAAATTAAGGAACTTGAGGCTCAGGGATATTACGTTCTAAAGTTGATTAAGACTAATAAGAACGGTATTCCTGATTTACTTGCTATACCTAAGAACTCAAATGTTGAGTTTTATGAAGTCAAAGGACCTACAGGAAAGTTATCTCCTTTACAGGATTGGAGATTAAAAGAACTAAAAGAGCACGGTGTAAAAGCAGAGGTGTATAAACCACTATAAATTAAATCAAATGCAACCAATACAAGAAGAAATAGATGGACTCAAAAAAATAGTTAATGATGTATTTTTAGTTGACTTACAGGTTAAAGATAGAAGAAGAGATGTGGTTGATGCTCGTAAAGTTTATTCTAAAATTTTAAGAGATAATGGATGTAGTTACGAACTAATAGGAAATACTATAGGAAAAGACCACGCTACCATAATTCACTATGTAAAGAACATAGAATACTTACTAACTTATGACCGAATACTAATAGAAAAATATGTAGCTTGTAAAAATGTTTTCATTAAAAAGAAAAAATCTATTAAAGAACAAACAAAAAAAGATATAGATATATATGTTACCGTAGTGAGATTAACAAATGAACTTCAAGAAGCTATAGCAATTAAAGAAAAACTTTTAGATGAATTTTTTGATTATATAAGAGAGTATGAAGAAATAACAGGTCGTTTACCAAATTCTCACGAATGTAAGCATCATATACTACCATTGTTTAACAAATAAAAGTAATGTATGAACCAAGAAAAAGATAGTGAAGACCAAAGAGCTTCCCGAATTGCATATAGAATAAATGAATATCATTCGCTATTAGATAGTATCTATGAAAGCTTGGTTGACCGTGATTTTAAATTGGTCAAGAAAGAAGCTCAATTTTTAATTATGGAATTAAGGTGTATAATAAAATCAACAGAAGAAGATGACTTTTGAAACAGAACAGGATTTAAAAAGAGAGAACAAAGCAATAATTACATTTGTAAATACATTTGGAGGTTCGTTCAAAAAGCTTGACCCATACGATATTGATTACAAGGTATTCAATAAAGAAGGTAAACTAATTGCATACGTTGAGGTTAAAGGTAGAATAAAAACTATGCATAATGCATATCCTTTACCTATAGCTGCAAGAAAAGCTGTTAAGCTGACAGACAAAAGACTTAATCCTGTAATTATATGGGCTTGCGAAGATGGTATAATATATGGAAAGGTTGATAAATTAAAAGGAGAAATCAAATGGGGTGGAAGACCGCCACGTGATAACTCCTTTAATGATGATGAACTTATGATTTACTACGACAAACAAAAAGCTTTAAAGTATATTAGATTTGTTTAATCTTCATTTTCTCTCGATTTGATTTCTTTTAAACGCTGTTTTAATTTAAAATTTGCTTTTTCTTCTCTTTTTTTAATTCTATCATACATTGTACCTTCTCCAAAAGTTCTTTCATATAACTTAGGATTATATTTTTTCATTTGCTCTTTACTTTCGTAAGTACCTAGAAGTTGTTGCTCTAAAGTTTTCTTATATATATCCTTCATTACAGATTTTCTAATTTCTTTGTATAAAGGAACAAGACCTAAATTACCTAATATTTCTAATGGTATTCTAACACCTATTTCTTTTTCTTGTCTTTCTATAGCTTCAAGTTCTTTTTTCTCAGGTTCAAAATACTTTCTAACTGCTAAGTCAGTAGTTTTTATAACAGGACCAAAAGACCCACTCATATTAAATAAGAAATCAGATAAATCTGTTTGACTTCCTTTTTTCTCAACAGGTACTACTGAATATTGTAATGCATCTTTATAAGGGTCGTATTCTCCTTCTCTTAAAAAGTCAAGATAATTTTCGTTTACACGTTCTAATCCATAATTTATTAATGTTTTTGTTGAGTTACCAAAATCTCTACCAAAAATCATAGATGTAAATGAAGATGCTAACGCTTGACCTACAGCTTCTTTAGGAGCTTTTTTATCTTCATCATCATCTTCATCAAACAATAGTCCAACTACTCCTTCTCCTAATGCTTTAACAAGTAAACTATATACAGTCATACGAGTAGTAACAGCTCCTAATAAAGCAATTCCTTGTCTCTTTGTTAATGACCCATTTCCAATAGCAGCCATTATACCTGTTCTAGCAGTAACAAACTCATAGATTAAGAACTTACTCATAAATCCATTAAAGTTATTAAAAGCTTTTATAGCATTGCTTTGCTCAGGCTTGCTAGTTCCTTTAAGTATTCCTGTAAAAGCATTACTACTTGCTCCTGTTATAACAGACCTTTCGTCAGCAATATTTTTTGCTTTTTCAATAGCATCTTTATTTTCTTCCATATAGACTTCGTCATTAGCTGCTATTTTTTCAAAATCTATATCTTTCCCTGTTATTTTTCTAAAATTTTCAGAGAATGAACCAAACCAAATTGGTCTCATTATAGCCTTATCAGGTGTCGTTATTAATATATCAGCACTTAATTCAACTAAATTTGTATATTTTTTACCTGATAAATTCCAAATTTGCTGAATCTTATTAACTACAGTATTTTTAGATTTTCCACCTTTTACACCACTTACTTCACTTAATATGTTAGTATCTACCATTCTTCCTGACAATGTATCTGTAGGGAAGATTCTATTAATCTCCTTACTATTTACATTACTCATTATTGCAGGAGCATCTGAAGACATTATTACTCCCGTATTTTTTACACCTTCAACAAACGATGTAGGGTCGCTCAAAAGAACAAAACCAACATTTGATATAAATTCAGCAGCAAACCTTCCTGTTCCTGCAAGGACTGAACGATAACCTTGTTTACTTATATAATTAATAACATCATCTCCAATAGAAGTTGTAGTGTAACTATTTGTTATAAGATTACTAATTGATTCCTCAAGAGCATTGCTAATTGCATTTGCTATTTTTCTTTTTTCTTTAGGTATCCTACCTGTTGATTCCAAGTTAGATATTGCCTTATTCATTGTTTTACGAGCAGTACGAATAGGTTCTGTTAAATGATAATCCATAAGTACAAACTTAGAACCTCTTTGAGCAGAAGCAAACACATCAAAATTCAATGGAGAAACCTTACCGGTTCTCTCTATTAATGATTTGGCTTTCGTAGTAGGTCTCATTGAATTATTATAATCATTCGCAAATGAAGTACCTGAAGCTAAGTCATTAGGTTGATGCTCGTGAAGAACATTTAAATGAACATAATTATTTAAAGGATTTATTTTTTGCCCTCTAATTATGGCTCCTGTGTATTCTGCTTTTTCTTTTAAAGACTCATTTATTTCACGAATTGTTTTAACACCTTCTTTTTCAGCGTTATTAAGTGAATTATATAATTTTTCATTGTCAATATTTCCTTCAGAATCAGTATATTTATCATATATTTTTTGCAACATCTCAGCGTCACGTTCTCCAAATTGAGATTTACCATCATCAATATGTTTTATAGTAGTTTTTAAATATTCTGCCGCAGGATTTACTTGTTTATTATTTGGGTTAGAATCATATTCAAGTTGAACCATATATGTCATCATTTTAAACTTTGACATTAAAGTTTTATTAGGATTAAGCCCGTGAGATTTAGCAATATTCTCTTCTGCTTTTTCTAATTTAGCTTGAATATTTTTCAACTCAGAAGTAAATTTAGCCTCAGCCTCAGCAGCCTTTTTTAGTATAGAGTTAAATATATCTTTTGTTTTAAAATCTCCAAAAACTTGGTCTATATTGAATAGTGGATTCCTTCTTATCATTTCTAATATAGAATCTTTTTTTGTAATTAAAGATTTTGGTTTAGAATATAGTTTAGATATAGGTAAAGGTTTTGCTTTATTTATAGCTGACTCTAATTCTTTAGCGTTTTCTATAGAATTTAATTTCTCAACAACTAATTGAGCATAGTGTGGTAAATACCCATTATTTATATTGTCAATTACCTTTAGTATGTTTTTAAGTTGTTCATTTGTAAGTTCTTTAATGCCTGATTTTTTTATTAATGAACTTATTTCTTTAGCTAAATTACGTTCATCT